TCTACCTCCTTATCAGCTTCGAGCATTGTCGGGGCGTCACATATAGCGTTCTCAAACATCTTGTATCGTATCCAACAACCACTATCCCACTTTTGCATATCGCTATCTGTTTCAAATGCTTGATGATACATTGTTGCTTCAAATACTCTTGCGTCAATCAGCCTTCCATGTCCTTTAGGAAGTACTGTTCCTTTGGCAACAGCAAATCCCAGATTACATGCTACTTCAGCACCAATGCCGTATCTATAATTCTGTTTTACATATTCGTATGTTTCATCTGGTATATCAATCAATATTTTTGCCATATCACACCTCTATCCCCTCATTGTGAATCCTATTAATCTCAGCTTCTAATGACGGTATTTTATTTTTATAACACACGTATCCAACACCATATATGCCAACGCATAAAGGACATAACTTATCATCTTTATTATGACATTTTTTAACTCCTTTACTGTATTTATCACAGATTTTATTTTTCTCTTCATAAGTAAGTTGTTTTCTTGATTTTATCATATCATTTCTTATCCTCACTTTCTGCCTTGTCTGCTTCTATGATTGTTGGAGCATCATATAAATCGCAAGTATGTAAATAATCACAATTACCTTTACAACCATAACGACTTTTATAACATAAATCATTCATATCCTTTAAATCTCCATGCCCTTTAGGAAGTACAATGCCGTTTGCGATACTGCGATAAATATAATCTTCTAAAGAACTTATTTTAATTTCCGTACGTTTACAGTATCTCTTAATTCCTTCTATTTCTCGTTTTGGAATCCTAATAACAATTTCAACTGTTTCCATCTGTATTGCTCCTTTCTGGACACCATTCTGGTCTTTCATCTTCCTCACAAGTGCATAGTGGATATTCGTCCATGCCGTCAAATAGCTCGTCATAGTAGCAACACAAATAACATTTATCATCCATCTGTATCACCTGCCTCTGTATAACTGTATATACTCTCAATTTCGTAGCTGTTGGAACAACAATCTGGATATAACCCTGTACACAATTCTGTTAAATACTCATTAGCCATTTTCTCCGCTTCTTCCTTTGTGTCGCATAAAAATGATGTTTTAATCTCTATAGTTGCTTCAACTTCCCATTCTTTATCAAAGCTCATTCCTTACCTCACTTTCTGCCTTGTACTTGTCAATTACGTCAAGACACCAACATAATGCTCTTGCTCTATCTGTGTTTAAATTTTGATTGATTTTTACGTGTTCTTCTATCTCTGCCCTTATCTTATTCAATGCTTCTTTCAGCCTTTTAATCTCTTTTAATGCGTCAAGATAACTCATGGATTCGTCTGTCATTCTGTATCACCTGCTTCGTCGGTTTTCAACATCATTGCTTGACATATACAGCATTTTTCCTTTGGTTTATCCTCGATATTACCACATTCAGAACATTTATATACTATTTTATCTTTTATAACTAATTTATCCCAGCGTCCTAAACGTGTTCTCATTTTATCTCTCTCCATAGTTTTAAACAATCAGGATTCACATAGTTACCTCTAACTGGAATTCCCATAAATCCTAATTCTAACAACTCACTTAAAATATTATGATTCTCGGGCAGTAGTGCTCCAACAACGCTTCTGCCCATTTCCCATTCGTAGTTACCTTCCTGATGTACCAGCTCATCATACAATTTTGAATCTGCTACAAGTGCTTTGCACTTAGTTATAATATCTTCAGCTTTCATCGTTGTCCTCCTTCATACCCATAAGCTTCTGCATGAACTCTGAAAAACTCATAGGTTCATCCTTTGTGAAATCTGCCGACTTGATATTCTCTTTATCATGCTCCTCATTAAGTTCTCTGTCAGCATCAGCAAGCGCAAAACTCAACAGCTTAATAAGTCTGCTCTGTATAGCCTCCTGTAATACAGGTAAAGATACAAATGGTATTGATGCTTTAGCATTCTTAATTGACTGCTTATAAACACCACCAACTGCTGTTGCTACTGCTTCAAACATCTCTTTGGTTGTTCCTTCTGCTTCAATCATTACTCCATCTTTGTCTGCTTTAATATTCAACATGTTAAATTAACCTCCTCTTGTGTAAGCGCGTATTTTGCGTTTTAAGCGTCTTTTGTGTCTCAGTAGTATATTTTATCGTCTGAGATATGAAATCGTCATTTCCAAGCGTTCTGATGCGTTCTATGATATCTTCATCAAGATTTATCCCGCTGTTTTCAAAATCATAAATGATTGGTATCTTATTCTGCATCAAGAAGTTGTACAGTCTGGTAGGTATCACCAGACTGCTACCTCTCTTTTCAAGTTTATATATCATGACTTCTCCCAAAGCTGAAATACTGTAAATCCATCGTATTCAAACGACATACGTCCCATATCGTCATAAACGTTAGGCTCATATGTTATGGTCTTGCCAAGATAAAAAGCTAAAGTCTCAAGATTGTTATTTCCGTTGTTGTAAATGTGTATTGACTTTTCTAATCCAGCAATCGTTATTCCAAACTCGTTGTAATTCTTGTTTCCGTAATGTAGTAAAGCTTTCTGGTGCTTTACTACATTATCAAGCCAATTTTTTGCACCAACTCTCTTACTCTCAAACTCTGCACTAATCATACCTCTTCCTCCTTTGTAATCGCTGACTTTATTATCCAACCTTCCCACTTTACATCAACAAGCTTTTCGCTGATGCCATCAACATCATTTATATCAAGATTGATTCCTATCTTGCTAAGACAGATAGGACCGATTCCGTACTTTCTTGATATTGGGTTAGTAAGCTCTTTGCCACAACAGCAACAAGTAATTGTAGGCTTAGCTAATCCATGAAGTTTCATGTAAACCATACCTCGCGTCTCTTTCTCTTTTGTACCTGTCATTATTCGCATGGGCATGGGATTATTATTGTTCCACTTAGCCATGAAGTCAAAAAGCGGGGTTGCTGTCTCTGTCATGTACTTCTTAACAGTTATCTGAATCTCTCCAAGCTTTGGACTGGTGCTCTGTATGCTCTGTGATGCATCAGAATCGATTTTAAGCACTGTTTCCTTCTTCGGTGATAACTTTATATGTATCGGACCATTAAACGTCTTAAAAGCTGAAATTGCGCTTTGTATGCTGTCATAACTTTCTCCGTTGACTGCTACTGACCCTTTCCAGTTCTTTAATGCTGTAATCATGCAATCACCTCCGCATCAAACAAGCTCTGTCATCTTTGTATCGCTCTTTGTATCGTACACGATGTAGGTCGTTCCATCTACTGTAAAACTGTACATCGTGCTGAATAAGTACCCGTTTCTGCTGACAACTCGTAAGTCATCATTGTAGCCAGCTGTCTCTTTTGCTCTTTTCTCAATCGCTTTCCAGATGCTGACTTTCTTTGCTGAAGGCTTACCGTATGCATCGTAAATACTGCCTTTGTTGCTCCACTTCTTATCGTTGAAAATCGCATTGATGCTCTCAGCTTCTTTTGTCCATTTTTTAATCTCTCTCATAGTGTTTTCTCCTTTCGATGTCTTAGAATCTCGATGCTATGTAGTATCCAACAATCTTTACTGCGTTTTCCCACGGATAATCAATCTTGCTTTCACACATCTCAATATATTCCTCGGTAAACTCATCACGAATGAAAAGCACATATCCAAAATACTCATCTCTGTCCTGCTTGATTGATATCGGCGTTGTTTCGTAATCGCGTATCTTTATCCAAATCTCATTGTTATTGACCTTCTCGATAATGATGTCTTTCTTGGTAAAACCGCTTTGCTCGTCTTTAAACTTCTTGGCTAATGCGCTCTTGATTTTTTCGATGTTCATAGGCTCGCTCCTTTCAAGTGTCTCATCTCATCTGACAATAACATTATACAACACGTTTAAAGATATGTCAAGCACTTTTTAAAAAATTTACAATTTTTAATCCTCATCTTTCCATGTCTCAAAACCCTGTATTATACAGTCTTTACTATCCTCACTTGCTTCAAAACGCTCCCGCGCTATATCTTCATCATATGCGATATAATCTTTGTAATGTGTAATACCGTCTTTAGTCTCGTACCAAACTCTGCACCATCTCATGTTTCATACCTCCTCACATTCCGTAAAATGCTTTGCACTTCTTCACGCTGTTAAGCTTGTTATAAAAAGCTTCTGCTTTTTCGTAGCTGTTAAATACCTCAAAGTTGTAATTGATGCAATCACCATAGAATCCTCGCACCGCATATCTACCATCTGTAACTGTAAGCTCCACTGTACAATTCTTTCCAACTTTTTTCTCTTTGATTGTCTCTATCATACGCGCTCTCCTTTCAAGCTATTGCTGACTTAGGGATCCATACTTTGTAACCAGTGTACTCAGTAAAATTGACTCTCTGACTGTATGTTCCGTGATACCAATAACAGCAATCATAACAAATTGCCTTTTCTGTCTCTTTCACAACACTATTAACCTTAATGCTGAAAAGCTCGATTTCCTCACCTTTATCATCGTAATCAAGAAGCTTTTCCCAAATAATTGTCTTACCTTTTGTAAATGCATCGCTCTGAATCTTCTTGTATATCCAATCTTTAATCTTAATTGTCATATCTCAATCCTCCCAATTCTCCATCATCTCGCCAGCTACATCGATTGCATCATCTAAGTTATCGCAAGGACGGCATCTGTCGCGCTTCATCATCTCTTTGCCATCGCTGACTCTGACTGCCTGTGTTACTGACTTTCCATAGCTCTTACACATGTTTACCACTATCACGATTTTGCCATTTCCATCTTTGTAATCATAAACAACAAAACTGTTATACTCACCACCAGAAACTTGATATTTCTTGTATTGCTCTTTAATCGCTTTAATCGTCATATCTTTGTCCTCGCTTTCTCATCTCTCTCGCTTACAATAACATTATATAACACGTTTTTGTATTTGTCAACACTTTTTTAAAAAATTTTTGGTGAATTTTAAATTTCTTACAAAAAAGAGAGGAAGTCGTTGTTTCTAACGACTTCCTCTCCCGGGTAAAGATAAAAATGTGTATGGGGCTACACTATGAAGTAAAAATGTCTGTTGACGTATTAACAGTATATCAACTTATGCTTGCATTGTCAAGTGAAATATCCATTGCATGGTCTACAAGCTCTTCCACATACTTCAGCAAGTTATCATCACAGCTCAAAGCATCTTTTACCTTGCTCATGCCCTGCAAACTGTCATTAATAACTTCACCACTCTCGATATCAACAATCTTATACCATGCTCCCGACTTCTCGACAATACCGTATTTTATCGCTACATCTATGAGGTCATGCACGTAATCGATTCCGTCAGAGTAAGTCAGCGTATAGAAGCCTGTTCTGCGTGACGGTGGACATGATTTTGTCTTAGTGATGCTCATCTGCACGATATTTCCATATGGATTCTCTGCTCCTCTTGTAAGCTGATTGCCTTTATCGTCTATGTACTGGCCTTTGCTGAAGTGCAGGCGCATAGTACACATGAATTTCCAGCACTTTCCACCCGGAGTCTTTAATCCACCCCACTGACTCTTTAAATCTTCTCGCTCCTGATTGATTCCAATAAGCGTACAGTGATACTTATGACAAGCCACTTCTGCTTTCTTGCTGAATTTCGTAAGCGGTCCTGCGATACCTGCATATGTAGCATCTCCGATTTCCTTCTCGATTTCCTGCTTTGACATCAAAGCGGCCAAGCTGTCTATAACAGCTAATCCTACCTCTCCGCTCTCTATCATAGCAAGCACTATCTGAAATATCTCCTCAGCTGACTGTGACTTTGGCTGTATGATATACAATCGGTCTACATCAACACCAAGCTTTGTTGCCCACTCTACATCAAATGTGTTCTCAGAATCTACCCACAGCACATCTTTGTCAGGATACATGTTCTGAAAGTTTGCTACAATGTCCAAAGCTGATGTAGTCTTGCCTCCGCTTTCTTCGCCGTAAAACTCAATAAGTCTGCCTTCAGGTATACCACCATATGTGCAATAATTCATTCTTGGACTCGTAAACGGAATGCGCTTAAACTGCTCATAATTAGTGAGTCCCTTGGTCATGATTTCTTCTTTTTGCTCTTTGTTAATACTCTTTATAAGCTCATCAAGCTTTTTTCCCATAGATTTCCTCCCGTGATTTTTCTGTAACCCAGCCATTTTTAATCCATGCTGTAGGAACACAGAATTGATAATTTTCTTTGTACATCGGATGATTAGGTAAGTATTTTGACCTTATTCTACCTATCTTATTTCCAACATCTGTAGGAACAAAACTATATCCGCCCTTTGCGTGTGTATAACTTACCATCAGTTTCCTCCCATTCTTGTAAGTTCCATCTCTGTCATACGTCTTGTAAGAACCTTTTTACAGCTCTGTAAAAGCTCTTGCGCGTTCTCCACTTTCGACTTCATTGTTTTCCACGCTCTTGTATAGCATATGCTCGTTAATAGCTCTTGCTGACTGTTAAGCTCGGCAATGCTGTCTTTATCAGCTACAGTGCCTTTGTCTTGCGATGCTCTTGTGGCATGATACATCTCCTTATATACAGCTCTTGCGATATCATCTCTGATTCCAAGCTGTTCTACCATACCTCCTGCAAAGTAGATGTATGTTGAAAGATTCATGCAAAAATCATCCAGCTCCGCATCTGTAGGTGGATTTTGTCCATCTGCAAGACAATCCTTGATAAAAAGCACATAATCATCTAAATCCTTACAATATGGCTTGATTATGCTGTCTACAATGTCATTAAGTTGCTTAGAACTGTTTTCAACATGAAGTTGTATATCCTTCAACTTGTCCAATTTAATCTCATCATAGAGATTTATTTTTGACATGTAGTAGTCACCTCCTTTAAAAATTGTTCCACATCATACTCAAAAAATACACGTTTCTTTTTCCCAGATATCTCAATGGCACTTCGATTCAAGTATAGGTCAATCGTTGGTGCCTGTTCAATGAGATTGTATGGAATACTCTTAAATCCAGAATCATACAGATACTTTAACAAGTGAATGCTCAAAAACATTGTAACATCTTTGTCAACCCACCAACATATAACTCCTGCTGTAACTCCCGCTATCTTTGACTTCTCAAGCAACCCTTCCCACTGTGTATCTGTGATATTTCCATAAAAGCCATGCAACACACCATGTTTATCTGCTTTCGGAATACTGTGAATGCTCAAAGTGTTTCCATGTACACTCTTACACTCAAAGTAATACTCGAACGGCTTTCGGTACACGATAAAATCACAGATATTTGAACTTCCCAGGTAACCATTTGTCTGGTCATGTAGTCTGTCAATGCTGACTCCGTCAACTTTCTCAAATGCTTCTCTGATTTTGCTTTCAAACTGCTTGCCCCTGTTTACTGCCATTATCCGTCCTTTCTGCACTGTGTTTTAAATCCACAATACTCACAAGCTTTCTTGCTGATATTCAAAGGCTTAGGCGGTATTTTAAGCTTCTTGATATAGCTGTCACAGTTTGATATTAAACCAACAAGGTCCTGCTTCATATCATCAGTTGGCGTAAACATAAACGACTTCATATCCGATGTGTCTCTGTTGATATAAACAAAGACAACATCATCGATTCCCAACGCGATTGAATAAGCTATTCCTTGATTGAAGTGGTCAGGATTCACATTCTCGCGGTTATAGAACTTGTTCGCGTTCTCTGTTTTCAGCTCAAGTATATAATACTTACCCATATACTTGATTATACCATCACATAAAAAGCTCATGTTAAGCTCTTTGTGATAAAGCTTTGTCTCGTATGAACCATGCTCAAAATCCGGCTCCTGTTTAATTTCCAAATAATCAAGATTTCTGCTTTTCACAAAGTCGGCAACATTGATATACTCACAGTCCATGCCATTACTTTTCATATCAAGCACTGCCTGCTGTATTCTTTGATGTGTATCTGTTCCAGAATTGCATATTCCTATACTCATATAAGATTCAGGTGTTTCATCTACAGGCTTTCCATAAATGATATAAGCCATCTGTCGTATGCAATGCATCGCGCTCGGCTTATATGTTCTACTGCCCGAACCTCTGTTTTTACTTGCTGTAAGCTCTATGCTACGCTTTAAGTCCTGCAAGAATGCTTTTTCTATTGGCATCTGCTCCGTAGCTTTGTTTACAAGCTTTACAAGATTTTTTAAATTTCTTGCCATATATCACCTCATAAAATATTTACTAAAATCTGTGGTACTGCTACCTCTTCATCAATCAATCCTGACTTTATACCAACCTCTGCATTGCGTATAATCTGCATTGCATTGATTAGCTCTTTGACAGAATAATTGCCTATGTGTTTTTTAGCGTTGTTTATCTGCCAAGTGTTTAATCCTGTACTCTTTGCGATGTCTCGACTTTTGCACGATTTTACCTGCAATGTCGCTTTAAAGTTGCTGTATAGATTCGATATCATCACCAACGTAGCTTCACCGCTGTCATAGCTTTCCTGCATCAGCTTAAATGCCGTATAGGCATCTCTCTGCATTACAGCATCTACAAAATCAAAGATAACATCTTTGGCGGGCTGATATATCGTTCCATCTTGAAGTAATGATATAAAAGACTGGTCGTATAATCGCTCTGTGACTATATGAAATCTCTTTATCTTATCAATCTCCAAAAGACATCTACCATAATCGTTTTCACATATCTCCATCAATCTCGTACAGTTTTTATCTGACAGACCGATTTCCTTTTGTATGTATTTCTTCAGGATTTCGCTTTTAAGCGTCTCAAATTCTACGATGATATCTTTATACTGCTTGTACAGTTTAACGCGCTTATCAAGCGTTGTAAACATGCACACAAGCATATTTTTTCCTATGCATCTCTGCACTGCTTCAAGTGCTTTATCATTTTTCAAAATCTCTGATGATTCAGACAGAACATATAATGATTTTGAAGCTATCATGGATTTCTTTCTGCTTGACTGTATTATGTCTGAAACTTCATCAATCCATTTGATTTCAAACTTGCCAAGCTTTGCTATCTGCTTTAGATAGATTCCTCTAACTTCAATCTCGGTGCCTGTAAAAATGTATATCTGACGCATTCTACCTGACATCATTTCAGCTTTCAGCTCTGCAAGTGTCATATGCATCACCTCGTCCAATATCTTCGCATTTCGATTATCCAAGCATCAATCAACATTGACTTTGATACACCTCTAATGCCAAGCTGACTCATGTACTTACTTGTGATTGATGTACCTGTCGCATATTTAAGCGGATTCTCTTTCTTCATACGCTCCGCACACACTGCCATAAATGCTCGTAAAAACAGTTTTACATCATATCCTTCATCGTCTCGTAAAGCTAACTTGACAGATGCTTTAAAAACATTTGCTCCATCAGCTGTATCAATGTTGTCAATGACCTTATTGACATACCCATAAAAATCCTTAACTCCATATATCAGCATATGCTCGACATCTCCCGGAACATCGCATATATCACAAATCATGCCAAGCTCATCTGCTTTAGATACTCCCAAACGCTTGGAATATGCTCTAATTTCGTCGGAAGTATATGGGTCTAACTGAAATATCGATGCTCGACTCTTAACTGTCTCTAAAGTCATTTCCGTGCTTTCCAGCGTCATAACAAAATAAGCGTTATTTGGTGGTTCTTCCGTTATCTTCAATAGTGAATTTTTAGCTTGTACTGACATTGTATCCGCATCTGCGATTATGTAGATAATTGGATTCACTGCGCGATAGCTCGTAGCTATCATCTCTCGTATAGTATCTATCTTGACATCAGGAAGCTTATATGATGTGATTGACGGATTGCATTTTCTGAACTCATCGACTATCCAATCGCACATTGTCTTTTTACCACTTCCTACCTGTCCTGTTAAGATGCAAAATCTTGGAAAATCGCTGTTGTGTATAAGCATCTTAAATATATCTTGTAATCTCTTCTGACCTGTCATTCTTTGCCTCCCTCTATCCAAAGCAGTAATCTTGCTTCTATGTCGTATTTAGGTGCGGAACTATACTTGATATCATTATCAATCTTTACAATCTCATTCAGCAAATCCGTAAAGATGTCGTTATCTTTTAACCACTTATCAAGTCTCTTCTCATACTCACCAAGTCTTGGTATTGACATCTGCTTCCAATCACAGCCAAGCGCGTATTTGTTGACATCAAGTAAAAACTGCACATAGCTCTTGATAAATCGCTTTAAATCTTTGCCCTTTGCGTGTATATCGTCTATGATTGACCACATCGCCATAGTATCACCATACACCAGCTTATCTGTCAACTGAAACATAGTATCATAGTTTGTAACACCAAGTGCTTTCACAACATTTTCAAGTGTCAGATTCATACTGTATGATAAAGCTTTATCCATTAGTGTGATTGCATCACGCATTCCACCATCCGCTATCTTGGCTATATACTCAAGGGCATCGGAGTCATACTTAATACTAAAATTGAAATGACCATGTTTCAATAACTTAATGCTGTCTACCAATGCAACACTATCAACCAATATGCCATCTGATTTCTTCTCACACTTGACAACATCTCCTGATTTCCAATTATTTGCAAAATCTTTTGTAAATGTAAAGTCTGAAAAATTATCAAAATCTGCCATCTCACAGTTAAGTATATATTCCAAGCGTGATACAATACCGTGCTGACTTATTCTCTGAAAGTCATATCTCTGCACCCTTGAAAGAATCGTCTTGGGTATTTTCTGTGGGTCTGTTGTACAGAATATAAAAATGCTCTTAGCAGGTGGCTCTTCAAGAAGCTTCAGAAAAGCTTGCCAGCCCATTAAACTGATTGCGTGGCACTCATCTATAATAAACACTTTATACTCACTGTCCAGACTCTTTGTCTTTGCTTGCTGAATGATGTTTCTTACATCTTCCACGCTACTATTTGACGCGGCATCCATCTCAATAGGATTGCCTTTGCCTTTATTTATCTCTGATGCAAAAATACGCGCACATGTTGTTTTACCTGTACCAGCTCCACCACAAAATAAATATGCATGTTCTACTTCATTGCTCTCCAACTGTTGCTTCAAAATCACTTTGGTGCTCTCCTGCTCTGTTACGTCATCAAATGACTTAGGTCTATATTTTACTGCTAACGATATCATTTTTCCTCCTCATACTTGATAAATGCTAAAGCTAATCCACACCCTAAACAGATGACTATACCAGTAATCCACAATTTAATCTGTGATGTAAGTCCACTCGCTTCAGATGTCTCAGAAAAGAAACAAATCAATCCGAATATAAATCCTACAACAAGCACTATCTTGATAATCAATAAACATGCTTTCATAACTTTGTACATGTATCATTTCCCCTTTCCTACAAGTGCGTATTCAGCGTAATTAGTTACATGTCCATAACGATTTATCGTAGTACACATATTGGTCAGAATATTCATTCCGTGATGATGTCTCAACACATGAATGATTGCCGAAAGTCTTGTGATGCCTAAGTCAAAAGCTTCCATACTTGTGACTCTCTCGCCATCTTCAAGTTTCTGCTTAATGATGCTTAATTGTGTTGCGTCCATTGTAATACCTCCTTAAAAGTCTTTTCATCTATGATGTAATAGCGACTGCCATTATCACCAAAGTCAAAACATAAAGCATTATAGCTTTTATTCATTGCGAATGCTTCTTCCTTGTTCTTATCAAGCCAATCACGTTTGATGCTGAATGATACTTTTTCTGTCGTTGCTGTCTTGCATTCTATCAGCCAATCTTCTGTCGTAACATCGCCCTTTTTAAACTCTGTAGCTCCGCTGTTTGCTGTCTGCTTTCCTTTGATAACTTTAGCAACCGCCTTTTCTTGACGGTTGCTATAAAATCTCGTAGGTCTTTTGTTCATGTCATCTCCAAATTAACCACTGTAGTATATTGTTTTCAAGTACATATCCAAGATTGTACTCTAAAGAACACGGGTATTTTTTATCATCTTCCCTAAATTCTTTGCATTGATTCTTGATACATTCCAGCGACTTCTTAACTGCATCAACAAGCTCATTATAAAGTGTTTTACTCATTTCAAGCTGTTTTTCAAGTGATACAATCAGATAATCAAGCTGGCTAATACGCTTCTTTATCTGTTCAAAAAGCTCATCAGGCGTGTATAGATAAGTGGGAATCGTACAACTGTAATAGGGTTTATCTGCTTTCTCTCTGCGCGGGTCATCTTTCGGTAAATCAGTAACATTGATGTAAGCCCAAATCGTATAACTACAATTCACACCACGACTGTTTCTACCACTCACAGTAAGTACCGGATGGTGGTCATCTGAATATCTCTCACACCCATAATTCGCATTCTTGAAACTCTTTGCTCTTGAAGCAAAATCTGAACCATCTTTCTTCTTCAGAACCTTGACTTTTGACCAAAGCTCTTTCTCAAGCTTTGCTGTCTCAATGCTGTCAAGAAGTGAACGCCTTACATCTTCAAAATCTCTGATTTCTTTATTCATAAGCTTTCCTCCTTTCACGCGATGGTGATGCTGATGTATGAATTGTCATTGTCATCTGTAAAACTGATTACACGCTCAACTGTGCGGGTAAGGGTCTTGTAAAGCTCATCGGGGTCTGTTGTAGCTCTGAAGTTTGCACAAGCTCCTTCATAAATCAAATTGCCATTTGTATCTTCAATGCGAATCTGCTCCCAACCAACAATAACTGAAAGAATGTTTGTTAATACCATAATCATTTCTCCTTTCGATGCTTACGAATTTTTCAAGTGTCTCATCTCAACTGACAAGAACATTATACAACACGTTTTTGTATTTGTCAACAACTTTTTTGAAAAAATTTTATTTTTTATTTTTCTCGATGTAAAACTGCTGTCCTAAGCTATCTTCCCACAGATTCTCATCTACTTTCTTAAATCCTGCTGATGCAAGCGTTATCTCTGCTTCTTTCTTTGTCTTGAAACCCGGATGTGCAATTCTTGACTTACCATTTACTGTCGCCATAACTAACCATTTTCCAAAAGCTTTCATATTGTCTCTCCTTTCACGCAAACCAAGCACTGTTGAATCCGAACATTTTAGCAACTCTATCCATCTGCTCCATCAAAATTTTATCTGCTTCTTCAGAACTTCCTATTTGCTCAACAAACTCTTTATATCTATCTCCATAACCAATAATTGCTATTTGCTCCATTATCAAATCTTGTGCCAATCTTTTCTTCTGTGTCTTTGTCATATCTCATACCTCCTTTTTCAGCAATAACAGCTGTCCTCGATTTCTTCAATCTCTGCACCAGTAAGTCCACACTCTTTCTGAAGTATTCGCTCTTTATCGGTGATTGAAGCTGAAATAATCATCTTTTCCTCTGCGCTGTATCTTGCACTAAGAAACATCTTCATAAGCTTTTTAACACCAGATATAAGCTCGTTCTTAATATGCTCATCAATATCTTTCTTGCTATTGAAAACAACGTGGTCAATGTAGTAGCCTCTGTATTTTGTCATATCTCGTACCTCACTCTATTACAAATCTTGAAAATCTATCATCAATATCATCTTTGCAAGCATCAACAAACTTATTTGCCCAATTAACTGAATTAAATGTTGCTATCAAATCTTTGCTCTGAACCTCTCCGCAATAATTAAAGAACTCGATGTACACATTAATCCGCAATAATTAAAGAACTCGATGTACACATTAACTTTGTTTGTTTTCTTCATATCTCGTACCTCACTTTTCTGTCGCTGTCTCTCTCAATCACAAGAACATTATATAACACGTTTAGCCATTTGTCAACACTTTTTTTAAATTTTTTTTCAAAAAAATAAGAGACCCTCTCGGACCTCTTATTTTATCAAGCTTTAAGCTTACGCATTATCTTCCTCAAACAAGCTCAAAATCTGCACGATATCACCATCAATAAGCTTGATTGCTGACTCATCGCCAAACTGAAGTTCTACAGTATCTGTGGACTGCGCTTTTACATGCTTTGTAAATGCTACAGAATCAACAGTACATTCAAACTTATCCTTACTTCCTGACATATACGTAATGTCTTCCACGCCTGTGCTTGCAAGTGATGATATCTTGACAGCTTTACCATCAAATGTCAGCTTGATTGCGTTGTCATCATATGCACCTATAAACAATGATATTCTATCAAGCGCCTGCATCAGTGCATTCTTTGACAGCTTACAACTGTAAGGCATATCTGCTTCTTTAAACTGCTTCAGTGCTTCTACAGGATAATCGTCAATGCCTTCCATCGCATGTGTATAAATCTGAATATCTGAAGCATAGAACAAAAGCACTCCCTCATCATATCGCTCAACTGAAAACTTATCATCGGCCGACAATGATAACAGCTCTATAACTGTCGGAGACAGTATTACAGGCTCTTCCATAAGCTCTGTACTGTATATGCTCATCTCATCTCCGTTTGTCGCGGCAATGATGTCTCCTGCATAATAGCCTGTAAGATACGGCGCATCCATCGAAACAGCAAGCGCAGGCTTTACAGAATTAAGCATCTTTGATACCACTGAAAGTTTGATATTACCCGCTCCTGCTTCAGGCATCACTAAGTCACTAATCGGGTCAGGATACTGTATGGAATTACCCATTTCATCATACTGTAAAGCTATAGTGTACTTTCCATTACCTGTAACATTAAGCTTATCAGCATCAGCTTCCATCGTGATTTTCTCACAGGTCTGTTTCTCTATCAGCTTTGCAAATTGGTCAGCAAGAACTGTGGCATAAAACTCTCCTTCAATGTTCTTCTGTCTCACATACAGATAATTGGTTCCTGTCTCATCTGATACAATCAGCGTAAGCTCTCCATCCTTTACTCTGATGCACATCAACTGTGTAAGTGGTAAAAGCTTGTTATTACCTACTCCCTTGTAAGCTTTGCTTACCAATGTCTTGAATGTCTCCGCTGAAATCGTCAACACATTTGCTTTTACTGCTTCTGTCTTTGTCTCTGTCTTTTTCTTTCCTGCCATGTTGTCTCTCCTTTACGCTTTAACTTCTTTTGAATACTCTTTCCATGCATCAGAAAATCTTCCATGTTTGATGCAATCATGCACTGAAATGCCTAAAATGCGCATATTGTTTTTTGCAACCATTCTGTCAATCTTTCTTGTGTGAATCCTTCTTGATGGTGCTTTTCTTGTTCTTCCTCCCATAGCTATTATCCTTTCTTGAATTTATCGCTTATTATTTTTGGCACTGCATGGTCCCAATCTATGAGATGATGTATTCTTTTATGTCCACAACCCATCTCTGATATTTTAACACATGAGGGATTTCCCATAACAGTGTAAAAAGACTTCACATATGTGCCCATCTGTAAGTAGGCATCTGTTAAACCACCGCTGTTCTGCTGTGTGTCGTGCTGGTTTAGTGTCATATCTGAAATTGTAAAAAACAGCTTACCTCTACTTCCCAATGATACATAAGCGTTGACATCTTCATTGATTCTACCATAAAAATCAAAAGGTCTGTCAACTTTACAGAAAAAGCTATTCATTGCTTTTCTCAGAATCTTTTCCTTAAACAGCTTACAACCACTACCACCAATAAAATCTCCTGTCTGTCCAAATGCCACTGTTGTTGCTCCACTCGTTTCAAGGAAATCTATTGTCTCATCTATCACCGAATCTAAATCTGTACAATAGACTGTAGCAAGCTTATCTCCGTCCCACATTCGACTTCTAAAGATTGTATAATCATCATCAAGCTCTAAAAAATATGTCAGGCCAAGCTTCTTAGCTATCTCAAAACAGCTGTTACGTGCAAACAATACAATATTTCGATTATCAACTAAATCCATTGTATCACAGCTCTTGGCTTTCTTCTTTTTGTCAAACATAATGACATTTTCAGCACCGAATCGCTGTCGATATAAATCTGCCTGCTTATCCTCATTATCGATGATATAATAGATTCTATTTGTATTTCCGCATCGCTTTAATGTATCTGTAGTTATCACATTATCAGCTCTTCCATGTGTCAGTATAAAAATGGCAAAATCAGCTCTCATCTTTTGTCCTTCTTCCTGTCTGGTCCATAATCTGCTTAATATTTTTACTCAGCTTTACATATCCATTCACAATGGCATCATCGATATCAATTATTACCAACGCTGATTCTTCCATCAATCTCTGCACTTCAGGTTCTGCATGGGCATAAAAGTCTGCTATCTTTGCGTAGTTAAACACTATATGCCTTGTTGCTCCAAGCTTCAGAAAGTCTTTAATTTCGTCTGGAATATCGGACTTGTTGATATTCTGCATAAGCTTTTTATACTGCGCTAAATCACAAAGCTCATGCATCTTAGGAGCTATTGCACTTGGTAAATACTGAGGTGGTAATACTTTTGCTGTGTATTTGGTATCAACTTCTTTTTTGATTTTAAACAATGGCATTAAACTATCCTCCTGTATTCTGGACTGATTATCTTAGGTGTAAAACTTGCATAAGGTATTGTAGGTCTGTCCAATGCAACAGGTCTCTGACCTAATAGAACAAGATGCTGGTAATACTCTGACTTACTCATATTACCATAACAATCTGTTGTGGTGTGAGGGTCTCGGCAACATACTTGTAATCCAAATGGACATATCGACATCTTACCAATTTTGTTGTTCTGCAATATAATGTCCATATCTTCAAGTATGCTTGTTCTCAAAACGTCTGGCATTCTTTCAACATCATAGATAAACATATTTCCATATCTTGTAGAATACTTATCCGCACAAGTGCTGTTAACCCCAATATAAAAGCTTGAATTTGGTGGTCCAACAAGAACCAAATCATCACTCGAATTTAACAGATTAACATACATGTCCATCATTCTATCAAAGTCAAATTTTCTTGTTGATTTAACCTTGTTCTCAGCACTTACATATCGAATCTGAAAATACTGTATATCATCAAAAAGATAACAAACGTATTTCACACCAAGCTGAAGTGCAAAGTCCTGAACTGCTAATCTCGAATATGTACACACTTTATGAGTTTTAGCATAAACACCAATATCATCTATTTTGTCGATATAATCAGCTTTATCAAACACCAAAAGGTTATCTTTGTATGTAGTCTTATACTCTTCAAGCTTAGGGTCATCAGTACCTACAACTATGTAGATAGGATATTTTACATCATGCTCTTTAAGCTGTTGTAACGTCATAATGTTATCAGGCTTACCATAGCTTGCTATGAAATAAGCAAAGTTATTTTTCATCTACAATATCCTCCAATAACATTGAATAGTCATTAAGATACTTGAAATAACCTGACTCTATAGCTTTATCTGTATCTACTATCACGCTCTTTAAGGCTTCAAGCCAACGCTTAATATTAGCGTCTTTTGTGCTTGCGTATAAATCTGCTAACTTCTCATACTTAAACACGATAAATCGCGTGGCAAGAATCTTAAAAAAGTTCTTATCATTTGTTGTCAAGCTACTATCTCCATCAATAGCTTTAACAAGCTCTAAATACTCAGTTAAATCCACACACTTGTTTTTATCAGTCATATCAAGATGTGGCTCGTAATAAAACTTAGGTTTAACTTCAAATAGTGCCATAAAATTTATCTCCTCTTAGATTTCGACTGTCTGTCCATACCATTCTTTTGTTATCTCGACATCGCACTTGATTGGCATCTTCAAAATTTCCTCAGCGGCCTCTGACATCGTTTTTGCCAACAGCTCGGAACATTCTTTGATGTTTTCCTCAGGACACTCTGCTATGACCTCATCATGTACGGGTATAAGCAATCTGAATCCAAGCTCTTTTAATCTTTCACTTTTACTTAGCTTTATCATGGCAAGCTTTGTCAAATCAGCGGCGCTACCTTGTATTCTCGAATTTACAACCTGTCGTGTAGCATCTGCGATTTTACCACCGTTGTCAATTATCAGGATTCCCTTTTCCTGCGCTTCTTTTTTGATTTTAAGCTTATCCTTAAACCAAGCTCGTTTAAGACGCTTCCTGAGCAAATCCTGCGTTTTGGCGGGTACTTCCTGCTCTAACTGTACGGGCTTCCCATTCTCATCAAAAGGTAAATCACTGCTGAAGTCTAAAACGTCATCATCTACAGGAACACCATTGATATATTTAAACTCATATTCCTCAAGCTGAAGCTCTGGCAATCTACGCTTTCTTCCACATACTGTTGTGACATAACCTAAATCATATGCCATATCAAGTGAATCTTGCTCAAATTTCTCAATCGCTGGAAATCCTCTGAATACACTGCTTTTTATTGCTTTAGCTTTTTCCTCTGTACAGCCTAATTGCTCCGCTATACTTGCTTCACCTCTGCCATACAAAACTCCCAACAGAATGCTCTTTGCCTGCGTTCTACGCTCCTTACCTTCTTTGTTTTTGCTTCCGTCTGCATTGAACTCTCTGCACTCATCATAAGGCTTGTTAAAAGCTTTGGAAGCAATCTCAGAATACAAATCCTTACCTGCCATAAATGTGTTATACATCTGTGGGTCTCCTGCTTCTTTACAAAGTGCGGCAAGACATTTAGGTTCCTGCTGTGAAAAGTCGCTACTCATCAGCAAGTATCCGGGTGATGCTATAAACATCTTTCTGATGTCTTTATTATGACTTGGTATATTCTGAAGATTTGGCTCACTGCTTGACATTCTACCTGTCTTTGCCCCATATTGATTGAACTTACAATGTATCTTTCCATCATCGGGATTGACACACTCAGGAAGCTTATCTATGAACGTGGAAACAAGTGTTGCCAAGCTTCTATGCTCTAATACTGCTTTTGATACATCATTATCTATCTTTGTAAGCGTCTCCTCATCTGTACTTCTCGGAGACTTCTTGTTTACAGGCTCTATACCCATGATATCGTAAAATAATATCGCAAGCTGTGCGGAACTGCCTATATTGATTGGATTGTCAAGCTTTGCTCCATTCTTTCGTGCTTTATCTATCTCAGCTTTATATGGCTTCAAAGTCTCGTAAAAAGCTTGCACCTTTTCGTCAAGGAGTGCATTATACTTTTCCGACAAACTCTTGCTATACTCTGTATTAATCAAAACACCAGTATCTTCCATATCTGCTACAACAGGAACACAAGCCATCTCAATATTCTTGAACACCCAATAAAGCTGTCGCATATCTTCACGCTCATGGTCAGGTCTCAAATACTGTCTCTGATAATCAGAAAACTCTGTTGTAATTATAGGGTCGTGTGCGGCGTACAGATATCCAATATTGTATGGTATCAATGTAAACGGTATACCTTTAAACAGCTCATCAAATGTGAACGCATCACCCTGTCCATTCATTACATACTTTTGATGTAATGGCTTCAGCTTGTTTGTAGGCTCGTTTTCGTTAAGAATACGCGCGCCTAAATAAGCATCCCATGTACAGTAGATATCTGGAACACCAAAGTGTCGCATGACTCTGATATCAAAATCAGCATTGAACATGTCAATATCTGGCTTTTTCTTCAGTAATCGCTTGAACTCCTCACGCACAAAATCAGCATCAAGCTGTCCAACAGCTTTCTGTTGTGTGATATAGCTAATATGATTGATTGGAATGTATGCACTCTTTTGACCATATGTGTAAATACATGGTCCCGCAATCTTATTACGCATCGGGTCAAGACCATCAGTCTCAGTATCAAGCGAAAAGTATCCATTGCCTATACATTCTGTGATGTAATCATGAAGCACTTCCTTATCTGTGATACATAAATACTCATCACGATACTTTCCAAGATTCTTTTCGACCATCTGCTTAATCTGTTCAATTCTACCGATTAAACTGGTCCCGCCCTTTAATGACGGGACCACTTGTTTTGCTGTAGCTGTCTTGCCTGCGATTGACTTATCTAAAGCTCTATTTGTCTTTGTCTTAGGCAACGTAAACAACGGCATTATTTATCTCCTCTTCTTGACGGTGTACGTCTTTCAGAACGTGCGGAACTACGTCTTGTGGGCTTCTCATCTTCTTCCTCATCATCGTCCGCATCTTCTTCCTCATCGCGCTTACTTGAACGTCTGCGCGTAGTTGTCTCTTCTCTGCTTGAACGTCTGCGCGGTCTCTCTTCTTCCTCATCGTCATCGGGCGGAAACTCTTTTTCTTCAAGATAATACTCCATGTCATCAGCTGACTTATCAAGAACAAGACCTCCAAGAAGCTTCGGCATATCATCTTCAAAATCTTCAAGCTGTGTATCATCTTTCTCGACCTCGTAAATCTCATAGGTCGTGTTTGTGTCTTTGGGCTTTCCGTTTCTCTCGACTTCAAAGATATGCTGTACAAGATTATCCTTGTTCGCGTATCTGCTACACAAACTGGACATCTTTTCAAACATCTTCTTGCCTCTGTCCCAAACCTGTACTTGGTCCTCATCTACATTGTAGACAGGAATTAAAAGCTTGACCTGTGTTTTCATCTGTTCACGACAGAACGGACACATATCAACCGGGTCTCTGTAAGTACGTAAACAGTTTACGTACCTCTTCTTATCACCAACATCTACTTCATGAACACTGAAGCCCTCAATATCGTCCTCGTTGTTATAAAGAAATCTGACTCTCTTTACGCCTTTGTGTTCTGAAATACTGAAGAAGCCTCCGCCTCCCTGTCCGCCATAATTTGCGGACTCACTCGCATTAAATCGTGCCATAAGTTTTCTCCTCTCATGATGCTTTTGAATTTTATATCTTACGCCTGGGAAAGTGCTTTAATCACACTTTCCAGCGTATTGATATCTACCTTACTGAAGTATTCAAACTTCTCTTTTGAATCAACTACTTTGAAACCTGCGGTCTCTACAATGGTCTTGACTGCTTCGCCATTGAAGTAGACTGTAAACAGCTTTGCACCGATGTAAACAACAGCTATCTTAGCTACCGGGTCGATAATCAGCAAATCATCGCTTCTACCCTTTACCTTGAAGTCAAAACCAGACTTCTTGATTATCTCAATCGCTACCTCTTTGCTCGGCTTTTCGCTGGAATCAGCTTTCTTGCTTTTCTGCTTCTTTTCTTTAACAATCTCAACCTTATCAGCATCGATTGACGGGCACTCAATTCCAAGCTCTTTCTTCTGCTCCATGACTTCTGCCACATACTCATCATCAGGAATATCATCAGGATTCGTAATTTCTTTCTTTGCTTTCTGCTTCTTCTCAGCTTTCCTCTTGTCCTGAATCTTCTTGACTTCCTTATCAACGTCTGCAAGCTTCTCAGCTCCGGGCATAGGAACAAGCTTTGACTCATCGACCTTCATCTCATCTGCCTGCTTCTTCTCAGCTTCAAGAATCTTTGCTACTGCCTTTGCCTTAGCACCCTTTTTGTCAATCTTGATACCAAGCTTGTTAGCAACCTCAACTAAGCAACCCATTGTCATCGAATAAAGCTTTTCTTCACGTGTCATCATAACCGTTTCCTCCTTGTGATGTCTTTGATTTTTGTGATTTTGTCAGCGTATCTCTCTCACTGACAAGAACATTATACTACACGTTTTTGTGTTTGTCAACACTTTTTTTGAAAAAATTGAATTTTTTTTTCTGAGCATCTCGCGGGCTTGATACCCGCTTGATTTTTTTTCAATCGCAAAGCTGTATGGTCTCAAATGTATCATATGTTCTTCCACTGTAAATCGTTACTGATTTGGGATAGTAACATGACCAAAGTTCTTTCTCTTCAACATGAAACTTTATATTAAGATGTTCTGTATATTTACGCACTATGTACTCCTTAATGATGCTGTCAAGCTTCTCTTTCTTCTCATAATCAGTATAATGTGTGCAAGACTCTTTAAGCTCGCTTGCCAGCTTCTTCATCTCTTTGATAAAGCTCTTTAAAGGCTTCACTGCAAAGCGTTTCTTGCTAAGTGTCTTAACAAACTCTTCCTTACTCAAGTTTGTTGCCAGATACATCGGCTCGATAATGTCATAATAATCTGTCGCGCTTACCTCATAACCAGCAATCTGCTCAAATTCATGCTTCATCATATCTTGTGCCCTCCTTCAAGTCTTTCAAGTGTCTCATCTCATCTGACAATAACATTATACAACACGTTTAATCATTTGTCAACACTTTTTTGGAATTTTTTTTCAAGAATGAGCAAGCGGGCTTATGCCCGCTTTGATTTATCTGTTGCACCAGCGATTAGCTTTCTCAGCAACTTCCTGCATCTCATCATCGTTAAGTGGAATCAGCTTTGCCACTGTCTGACAGTGAATGTCAACTCTGCCAACCTTGAAAAGCTGAACATACGCAAACTTTGACTCATCACTGAACTGACAAAGACCAACGATATCTTCTGTCTGCACGATGGGAAGATTAGCACTGTTTGCAAGCTCCATCAAGTCGCTGTACCCGAATGAACCAGAAAGACAGCAACCCCAACTCGTAATCTCCCAATCTGAAGAACCATCAGCATTGATTGTCTGACCGATACTGCATGTCACATCGATGCTACCACGTGATGTCTGCTTGTTGACTTTGATGATGTCGCGCCAGCTCTTATATGTGTCATACTCTTGCTTCTTATCAAGGTCAATCTTGACTGTCTTTATCTTTCCGCTATTAAATGTGTAAGCATAACCCTGTCTGCCACCAATAAAGTTTTTGTTAATCTGAATGTCATTTGCTCTCATAAGCGTTTCTCCTCTCAAGTCTTGTGATTTTTTCGACTGTCATCTCAACTGACAAGAACATTATATAACACGTTTTTAAATTTGTCAACCACTTTTTTAAAAATTTTTAAAATTTTTTCTTGAGACCTAAAAAGTAGTCTCTTGACATAGCTCCAATATCTTTAAAAGTCTTGATATTCCAACGATATTCAGTGATTATCTTGTTATCTATCTCTTCTCGTATTCGTTCTCTCGCCTTTAGTCCTGCTTTGTCCATATCTGTAGCAAGTATTAGCTCTCTGCATGGAAGTTCTCTCAGCTGTCTAAACTGTAAATCATTACCTAATCCGTTAAGTGCTACAGCATATTTGCCAAACACCCAACACTTCAGCGCATCAAACATACCTTCACAGACTATAACCTCTTTTGGAAACTCAACTAACTGCTGATATAGCTCAAATATACCATAAAGCGGTTTCTCTACTCCTTCGGGATAGTGATATCTCTTTGTCTTAACAGCTCTCGTAGCAACAAAAAGGGTGTTGCCAGAAATATCACGGACAGGGAAAGTAATACAATCACTGCTTTTATCGTAGCCAATATCAAAAGTCTCAATAATCTCATCGTCCAGACCACGCTCATACATATAAGGGTGAGTATAGCGATACTTGTCCAATACATCTTCAGACACATACTCCTTTCTTTTGTGCTTTTTACTTCTTGACATATCAAGCGGTATATCATTTCTGCTTTCTGTCTCAAGATGTGAAAAGTTCTTGAGTAACCATTTATTGCCAAACTTGCCTAATATGTCATCATCTTTACCAAAACAGAATGAAATCACTTCGGGCAAACTGTGAATCTCATTACATGCGAAACAATGAAACTTTCCATCATCTTTTCTCAGTCCTGCGGAAGGCTTCTTCTCTTGCCCTCCGCTATGATATGGACATTGAACCATAATATGCGTCTGTAGATTGTTACGCTTTTGTAAAAGCTGTATTCCATTAGCTTGTAGCTGAATAGCCAGCTCATCAAGAATATCTGACAGCTCGACATTGTAATAGGTCTCGCCTATCTTCATCAGAATACGTCCTCCTTAGCATCTGACTTTTTAGTATTGCGCTTTCTTTCTTCACGCGGTCTATTGTCACGCGCTACAGTATCATCAACAGTAGGTAAGTATGTGAATGTTCCAGTATCAATATCCCAATTATAAGCTACTTCACCACCAACTGTACCATATCTGTTTTTCTTGACTCCTATCTTCAGCACATTATCCTTTGTCTGTCTGATTGACAAAACTTTTGTAGCATTCATGGCTATGCCATCGCTGTCTCTGATGCTCTCAAGCTCAGGTACCCCCTCTTTGTCAGCATCTATAACTCCATTTCTGTTCGCCTGAACTACTACCATGACAGGAATCTCAAGTTCTACACTCAGCGCGATTAAATCCTCACTTATGTTTGTAAGCATCGTGGTTTTTGAATCTCCACGCTTATATCGCTCATCTGAAAGATACGTGATGCCATCAATCGCGATACAATCAAGCTTGTACTTCTTAACCCAATTCTTTAGCTTGGTCACTGTTATCTGTCGTTGAAAATCTGCTGGCGTAGCCACTATGAATTTATTATCACGCTCTGCGACTTCCTCAGTATATGCTTTATAGTCTGCATCATCAACACCATCTTTTGACCACATCAAGCCTGTATTTGAATAATTCTTATACAGCGTATCAAAACGATAACCTACACTGCTTGCTGACATCTCTGGTGATACATACCCAACATTGTAACCAATCTCCCATATGTGCGTACATATCTTTTCAAGCACAAAGCTTTTACCCATGTTAGTACGCGCTACGATGACAATAAATTCCTCTTTACGCTGTATGCAATGAATCAGACCATCAAGTTCCTCAAAGCCACACGTGAAAAACCAGTCATTTTGATGTGTCTTTCTCTCTTGATACTGCTTATATCTGTTTACAGCATCTTTGATGATATCAACACCACCAACATCGTACTCAGGCTGTAAATGTCGCATCTCGCTTATAAGATACTCAGCGGCCACGTTTGAATCTGTCTTTAAAAGCTCTGCGGCCTTTGTAATGACGGGCACAGACCTAAAGTAAAGATATTCCTCTCGTATCTTCTCGACCAAGTATCTGTCGCTCTCTGCGACTTCTACAAGCTCAACATCTGAAAACTCATTAAGGAATGTAGCTTTATCAGGTACATTTCCATATTTCTCATAATGCTCTAATATATAATCAATTTCCTCTTTGTATTCGGGAAAATAATCAGCTGTGATGTTATTATCTTGCATGATGGCAAGACTTCTCGTACTCAGCACTTTTGATATAATCTGTAAATCAACCATTATCTCATATCCTTCCCTTTAAGCTCTATTATCTCACTCGAATTGTAAATACGACTTACCAATCGTTCTCCAAACACTTCTTCAAGCGTTTTTATGTTGGATATGTTAGTAGTAAATACATTTGACTTACCTGCAAGCATTCTGTTGTTTATAAGCGTGTAAATCTGCGTGTAGTCATACTGTGATATACCTGTCAGACATATATCGTCCCAAACAACCAATGGAACTTTTTCGATATTATCTCGAAACTCTTTTGTTATTGGGTTGTTAAAGTCTTTTAATTTGATGAGTAAATCTCCAAGTGATATGAACATACCTTGAAGCTTCTCATAATTTCCTGAAGCTCTGTAATGAAAGAAAGTGTGTAAAAGCTTTATTGCCCAACTTGTTTTACCATTTCCGCTTCTTCCACAGATAAACAGATTATTTCCTGCATCAACAAAGTTCGTAATATTCTTTCTGATTTCTGATAACCTCACGAATGCTGGCCTATCACAAGCATTTGCCCCATTCACTATAAACAGTTCAATAGGACGCTGTAGCTTTTCAGGAAGACCACTGTTATCCATCTGCCACTTCATTTCAAGATATGTATTACACATGAAACAGTCATCTTTACATTTCTCGATATACCAACAATTAGAATTTCTCGACTTTTCCACTTGTTTTCTCCTCTCGTAATCTGTTTTTATCTACACTTCGGTCAAGCTTTAAACTACCTTCAGCTGAAACACTTTTCTTTTTACAGTCATATTTTCCTTCAAGTATGCTGATAAACTTATCCTCACGTAGAATGAAATCAATATCAGCTTTCCAACCTCTATCATTCTTTCCTGTAAGAAAACTCGATTTCTGCGCTTTTGTAAACACTGCTTTGATATCTTCAAGTGAATACTTCTTTATCAGCTTCTTTATAGCTTTTTCTCTTTTCTCTGTAAGCTTTACACATTTAGGTAAATCAATGCATATTTGGTGATATAATTCTACGAATGTAGAAATTTCAGAATCCGTTTTTTCACTCTTAGCATTAATAGATTTATCTATTAATGCCTTTTTATTTATATTCTTATTACTTTGATTATTACTTAAGTTAAATTTTTCAACATCAAGTTCTTTAATTTTTTCAGAACTTGTTTGTAAAAATGTGAATAGCTTGTTTTCATCTATTTTGAAATATTTAGTAGCTGGGAGTCCTTTTAATTTTGTTTCAAGTATACCCGCATTCTTGAGTGATTGTATTGCCTGTCGTTGTTGATACTCTGAAAGTCCTGTACTATCTTCAAGCTTTGTCGCTGTACAATAAAACATACCGTCATCTGTTAGTAGTCCTTTTTCTTCCCAATGCTCATGCTCGGAACAAAGCTCACCAAGTATTACTGATTCAGCTAATCCAAATATTTTGATTAGAGTTTTGTTTACGCTGATATAGTTTGATGATGCTAAAATCTTTAATACTGACATGATATTTACTCCTTCTCTAAAAAGTAAAAAGTACAAATTCTTCATCGCTCCCACACGATGCTGAATTTGTACTTTGCCGGGGTCAAGTACGCTTCTCTTGAATATGAGGTCTCATATACAGCGACAACTGTGGGAGAAGCCGTCACTTGACCTATTTGTTTAGCATATAACAGCTCAATTACTGTCATAATAGTAGTATAACATGTTTATTTCAGATTGTCAACAACTATTTAAAAGTCCTTGAAATCTCTTCAATCTGATTGTCACACTCAGCATTTACAGTATCCCATAAAAACTGTCTTTCTTTCTCGATATCTATTCCTGTAACGTCAGGAATTGCTCTTTCCTCGTGGTATTCTACTGTAAAGTAGTTATCCTTTATCTTTACGCTTGCACGACTCGTGGCCGCGATTACCGTGATTTTGGCAATGCTTTCGTAAGCTTTCTCTTTTGCTTTTGTAGTCTTTGTTGTTACTTTCTTTGTTGTCTTTACTGGCACAATGCTCATCCTTTCTTCTGGCTTATTCTCAAGCTGACTGTGACTGATTTCTCTTTACAGCTTGACATCTCTTCAACAAACTTAGGTCCTACAAGATTGTTGTAAATAGCGTTCTCAAGCGCGTTCTCATCAACTTGCTCAACAGTCTTAATCAGCTTCATTTCCTTCAACTGCTTCTTAGTGAAAGTGTTATGAAGCAAATATAACAACTTTTCCTCGTTCATGCTCTCTTTTACAGCTTCGACATAGTTTGCCACATAGCCGTCTGATTCGTACTTCTTGATTCCTTCTTGTAACATGATTTCTTTGATTTCTGCGTTTTCGGAGTCGCATACTTTCTTCAACTCGCCGGCTTCTGCTTTATGTTGTGCAAACTTAGGTATTAACTCATCCAACTTCTGTGTACTCATAATTTCCTCCTTATATAGGTAAACTCAAATCAATCTTTTCAATCTCTGCGCGTATCTCAAGTACATGTAAATACTTGCCCATAAATTTTGCCTGCTTACGTAAAAGCTCAAGACTACATGCGGGTTCAAAACCAAGCGTATTTGCTTCCATCTTTACAATAGTTGAATGCAATTTGTCATATCTGATTTTTGTCTGCTTATACTCAGCTACAAAACGTTCCCTATAATCTGTTGACAACATCAAATCAACAGTGTTTTCTAATGTCATAGTATCACTCTCCCTTTTTAACATACTTCTGTGTTATTGCACCCATAGCTCCATTACGACCGATGGGTATCTTCTCTTTAAATTCTTTGACTTTCCAGATGTCACTGAATTTCCAGCTTCTTGTACCTCTTGCATGGTCCTGCTCAAAGTCAGGAAGAAGCTTTGACAGCTCGTGGTCAGGCTCTGCCTGTTTGAATGCATACCAGTTATTGATTGTCTTAACAGATACACCAACTGACAGCGCAAGCTCCTCAACTTTGATGCGTCTTTCTTTAGTTGCCATATTCATTCCTCCTTTCTATAAACATTTACTTTAAACATAACATAACACATTTAAAATGCGCTGTCAATCTCTTTTTTTTAACTGTCTCACGACAGGAGGAAGTCAATGACTTCCTCTTTGTTGACTGTAAGTTTTCCATCTACTAACATATCTGCCATCGCGCCTTTCTTGTAAACCAGCTGATGTATTCTCTCATCGATGGTGTTCTTTGCAAGAAGTGTATAGATTGTTACGTTCTCTTTTGTACCAACTCTGTGACATCTGTCCTCGGCCTGCTCTTTGTTAGCTCTGTTCCAAGGCTCGTCCATGAATATTTCAACTGTGCCAGCTGTAAGTGTTAAGCCTGTTCCCATCGCTCCTGTTGTTCCGATGATGACTTTACACTTGGGATTATTCTGAAACTCGTTTTTTGCTGTCTCTCGTGCTTCTGCATTAAGCTCTCCAGTGATTGATACACAGTAATACTTTTTCTCAAGTCTCTCACGTATCGGTGTTGTCATCTGTGTCCAGTTGCTGAAGATGACAACTTTCTTACCGTTTGCGACTGCTTCTTCAACAAGCTCTTCCATTCTGTCAAGCTTTGCGCTCTCTCTGATACTGCTTGAAAGAATACCTGTGTAACCAGTCGCCTGTCTCATTCTGATTAACTCAGCAAGTGGATTACTTGCTTTCTTTATCTGGTCGATGTTTGCTTGTATATCTGCTGTGACTTCTTTGTAAATCTGTAACTGCTTAGGTGTAAGCTCGACAAACTCATCAATGTAAAGCTTTTCGGGAAGGTCAAGCACATCATTCTTTAAACGTCTTAGCATGATTTCATTAAGTCTCTCGCCAAGTTCATCAAGATTCTTGTAACCGATGATTTCATACCCTCCGTATCCACCATACTCGCAATAGTGCTTTTTGAAGCTGTAAAAGGCATGACTCTCATATCCTAACCACTTTAGTATGATGAACAAGTCAATGGGCTGATTCATAACGGGTGTACCTGTCATCGCGATTCTTACCTTAGGCTCAAGCTTTAACAGTGCTTTACCCTGCTGACTTGTTGGGTCTTTACATTTATGTACTTCATCAACAGCAATGATACCAATCTTACCTGATTTGCAAAGCTCGCTTATCTTAGTCTGTATTGACTCATCGCGGATGCTCTCTATATTTGTGATAATGAAGTAGCTGTCTATGTCATCGATGTTCTCTAAATCAGCCAGCTTCTCTTTGTTACCCTTTACTTTGCCGTTTCTGTTACCAAGAATGTAACCAGTTTCGTTGCTGTGAATGCTTATCTCATTCTGCCAGTTATACTTCAGACCATTGACACAACAGATAATCAAGCATTTGCTGATTTTGTACTGAAGCTTCTTAGCTACTGCGATGTCGATTACTTGCTTTGTCTTACCAAGTCCTTGCTCATCAGCAAGCAACCATCTGTCATGATTCAGTCCGTAATTGAAGCCATCTATCTGATGCTCAAAGGGCTTTGTCTTAAATTCAAAACCCTTAGGCATTTTGACTTCGCGCTTTGTAAGTGACACATACTCATCAGCGTTAATCTCAATCTCAAAATCTGAAGCTTTCTCAATGAACTCAGCAAGCTTGTTGAATGGAATCTCCCACTCTTTGTTCTTAGCATCCCAATGCTTCATGGGAAAGCTTCTCACTGTATCAACAAGTGACTGATTGTATGGGAAAGAAATAAACAAGCTGTTATCATCTATACCGACATTTTCTCTCTTACGAATATCGATTTTTACTGTCATACGTTTGCTCCTTTCAAGTGTCTTATCTCTCTCGACAAGAACATTATATAACACGTTTAAAAATCTGTCAAGCGTTTTTTGAAAAATTTTTAAAAAAGTTTACTGCTGATTTCGTAACACCTCTGCCATCAAGTCATCGTAATACTGGTCCTCTTTGTCACCTTCATAATCTATCATGTCATAATACTCATCATCATCTTTATCGCCGTCAAGCTCTTCTATATCGTCTCCCTCACAGTTAGGACAAACATAAAGTGTTTCACTGCAAGGTATTCCCCAAAACTCACCTCTCGGTTCTTCAATAGCTTTCAATCTTGAAAACTCATGTCCACAATCATTGCATCTGTAATACATAATCAAGCCTCCTTCATCACGTAGTAGTTACCAACTGTCTTGTATCTGCAATCCCATATATCTTGAACCACGCCTTCTGTGATGCATGTGTGATGATTTGCTATAGTTACCAGCACTCCATCTTGCATCTGCTGTTTTGTAAGCACTTGGTCCATCTCGCCAACTGTGTATTTCTTGCCATTCTTCTTACGTGGCTGTTTCATCTTAACATATCCAAAGTCTTTTAAGACTGCTTCAACAATCTCTTTATCAGTTATTCCGTAGCAAAGTGTTTTAGCGTAATAAGCACATCTCTCAACTGCTTCGGCATAGCTGATGCCAAGCGTACCCACGATTGCTCTCACACAGCAATCACCAGTCTTACGACCTTTAGGATTTACATTGTACTGAAAATAATCAATCATTCTATCGCTCCTCCTAATCGCTTTGAATAAGCTTTGTATGTATCATAATCGGCATCAAAATAATCTGGTCCACAAAGAAGTAAAATTCCGTAAGCGTACTCATCACCCATGTCAGCGATGATTTCCTCAAGCTCTTCTACTGTAAGATTCTTGTAATTTTCCATATGTCTACCTCACTTTCTCATGTACCCAACTCTCATCGACAAGAACATTATATAACACGTTTAATCATTTGTCAACACTTTTTTGAAAAAATTTTTGTAAATCGTCCAAAGTCTTGTAAATATGCGCTCTTTCATCAGCTGAATGGGTTGAGATGTGCAATGCAATTATAAATTCTTTTATCTCCTTGCATAAATCACGCATTAAATTTATAACAGCTCTTTCTCCTGCATTTCCAAGCTCATATTCGCGTTTTATGTTTGCATATGAAGAATATGTCGGCAAAATATCAAAAAGCTCTTTTTGAGTGCTTTCCGTGCGTTGTAGATGGTCTCTGACAATGTACAGAGACGCTAACTTCTGGCATGAGTCATAAGAGCTGTCTTGTAGCAGTCTTTTAATCTCGCTGTTTATATCGTCTGTATTCATATATCCTCCTTAAAAAAGGCACCTCATCGCTGAAGTGCCTTTAAAATCATTTAATCTTCATGATGCAGTCTTTAATCGCCTGTCGTTCATGTTCGCTCATGGTATCATCCATCAGTGTTTCTAACTTTTGTACCATCTTCTTTCTGGAAGCGTCTCTGCTATATTCGTTGGAATTTCCTTCTGCATTTGACCATCCTCTATCCTGACTATTACGAAAGTTATCTCTGCTTTCGTTGTATCGACCATCACCATCTCCGTCTCGGCCTCTACGTGCATTTGACTGACCTTCATAAGAATTGTTAGACTGACCATCATATGCATTTCCCATCCAAGGTCTCATGTTAGATGTGCCTTCCATTGAATAAGGGTATCTTGCATAAGAATTTCTTCCGTAGCTGTTATTACTCATCTCACCCTTTTTCTCCTGCTCTTCCATCTCATGGCGGTCAATACATTTATTAACGACTTTTAAAGCGGCAGTGAGTTTATAAAGATTATCAAGTGAATCTTTGTTCAAATCATGCCTTCTTTCGATTTCACCAACCTCACGCTCAAGCATATCACGGAGGTTTTCGTACATCTGCAATTTATGTCCCATAATAAATCTCCTTTCTATGCTATTCTGTTAATTGTAAGATTAGCGTTCTGTACGCTGATTACGGGTGTAGGAACAGCTGTCGGGTCATCTGTGATGCCTGACACATAATCTACGCTCATGTTGAAACAGCAACCACGTGGAACTGTGATTATAGCTGTACTTGTTACATTACCATATTCATCAACCGCTTGTGGTGTGAATATCGCTCTGCTTGTAAGTCTCGGTTCGCCACTAACTGCTATCGCAATAGCTATGGGTGTAAGTTCACCGCCTTCAGGAACTGCAATATTACCATTGAAAGTTACCTGATATCTTGCAAAACAGTTATTGGTCATTCCACGCAAAGTAAAAATTCCTGTTTCATCTTCATGATAGATGTATCCTTTACAACAAGGAATAGAAGCTGTAAAAATAATTGGTGCATTAAGTGCTACATTCTGCACCGCATTTGCTAAATACTCTGCCATAGAATCACCTCCGGATTACATCCCACATCCACAAGTGTTCTGATTGCAAGTGAAGATGGGTGTTCTTCCATAAACGGGTGTGGAAGGAACAGGACAGTTATTCAGCCTGTTGTAAAGCTGGTCAACTTCATTTGAGAAGCCCTGAGCGATAAATGCGTTCTGTGCAATCTGTGAAGCCGCTAAATCTTTCATAGCAAGTGACTGTCTGAGATTTGCTATCTCATCATTCTTTGCATCAATCTTGTCCTGACATAACTGGTCCTTTATAGACTGAATGCCGCCATTGATTACGTTAAGAATAGACTGTGTATTCTGTGTGTCATTTGTGCGGGTAGCGCAAGCTTCTCTTGCAATATCAGAACCTATACCTGCAATTCCAAGTCTGTTATCTGCGCTTGCCTGTGCTAACTGCGACTGAAGCCCAAACATTGTCTGCATATTAGCAATCTGTCTTGTATTTGCTCCCTGTTCTACTCCGGCAAAGCCATTTGCAAGTGCCATCTGCATATCTGAGCAACATCCGCATAACTGTGTTGAAAGACCTGAGATGCCATCACGTATAGAAGTGATACCATCATTAATCATTGCATCTCTGAAGCCGTTGTTGGTGTTAGTGTTGATATTCTGCTGACCATTCATAAGCCAAGGGAACTCATAGCCTCCACCAAAACCACCGAATCCACCGTTACCCCAACCGCCGCCTGCGAAAAGAAGTAAGAGAATAATCCACCAGCCGTCTCCTCCGAAACCGCCAAAACCATTGTTACCACCTGCATATGCAGGAGCTACAGGCATATAGAAGCCTGTTCCGTTGTCTGTTGATAATGACATAAAATTTTCCTCCTATAAATTTTTTAGGGTAGTGACAGTAAACTGTCAGTTTATAACAAAGTCGGCCGAACTTTATTATCTAAATAACTTTTGTATCTCAGGATTGTTCTTTAACTGCATAGCTGAATTGACCTGAGATTGGGAAATCTGACCTGTATTAAGAAGATGTTGTACAATGTCTTGTGGACTGTTGATACCCTGTGGTATATTGTATCTTGATGCCAACATCTGCATGGGATTAGATTTAAACTGTGAAATCATCTGTAAAAGATTAGCGTTCAACATCTCCAGCTCCCTCCGTTCTTTTTCGATTATCACCCTTTAATGCTAAGAGTTCTTCCTGTAAGTCCATAATCTTATTCACCAAGTCTGCTAAATCGCTTTTTAAAGCGTATTTCTCACTCGGCTGTATATTTTCTGCAATCTCCTCTTTAATCAGCTTATATCGCTCAAATACGGGTCTGTCCAGCTGTGAAAAACCCATTGTCTTTGTGTAGATATAAGGCTGATTTTCATCTTTGAATGTTACAGAGTTTCCCGGAGCTATTGGATACATTCTTGCCTCATTCTCATCTCTTACACTGACTAAATTACCGCTTTGTATAGCGGGCTGTGTCTGTTGATTCTGATAATACGGATTGTAGTTTTGTGGATAGTAATTCATTTAAGCCTCCTTCTGCCAATAGTAAATTGGTGTTTCGTTACCACTGTCCCATGTGTCAAAGTAGTTTCCGTCTTTGACAGCTACTACATGCGTACCAGTCGCTAAAAGATATTCGCCCTGTGGATAGTCTCTTGTAAAATCTTTTATTGTGTAGCAATCGGGACAAGTGTTAGGGATTGTTCTACGCTGAAAACCATTTTGATGTAAGAACGCTCCCCAAACTGCATTAGAAGATGGCATGTCGTGCATCATGAATCCTTGTAGAACTATGTTCATATACGCCGTTTCCCAATCCTGCTTCATTAACAGACTTATTCCGCGTATCACGCAATCTCCCGTCAGATTGTTTGAGGGATTTGGATTGATGTAGATGTACGCCATTTTCATCACCTTCTTTGAACATGAGAAAAGCGCATAGTGATGTACAATGCTCATTCTTCATAGTGGTTGCTAATAGATTGCTTATGTCCATCATATGCGCTGTCCTCCTTCGTTTGATGATGAGATTATAAAACAAAAAAGAAATCTCAACTTGTGAGATTTCTTTTAAGAAAATGTTATGAAACTGTTAAAAAACTGTTTTTACACTGTATTACACTATATTACACTAATGGATAGAACTTTATCTCGGCACTCTCCGATGCGGATATGTATTCGCACATCATACCCTTTTCCACCATTATCTCTTTACTCTGATTATCATGCTCTGTGTACTTGAGTAATGTGAAATAGGTTTTGCCACTTGCCCCATATATTCTTACTTCAGCATGTTCAAGTCCGTTTGCCTTAAACTCAAGAGTGACATAACCCTTTGTAGGAAATACAAACTTGTTCTCACCAGCATATGTGTGGTCAATCGTGATTATCTTCCCAAAGTGATTACTTGAAACATCTGGCTTATTATCCCAACGCTCCATATCTTCCTCAGTGATACATGAAGTGTAGAAGGGGAGTTCCGACACATAATGTACACCGTCACCCATTTTAGAACGTGGATAATTTACCGTTCCTTCAGTACGATAATCGGTATATACATACTCCTGTCCTTTTACTGAAAGGAAGTCCGGCAGTTTTGCCCATTCCGACATCGTATGTAAAATGCGCTGTTGACAATTACCACATGAGGGATACTGCTGAGGGTAGTTTGCCTTTCTTACATTCTGCCGTAATACTTCATCAATCTTTGCCCTCATCTTACGTTTTACAAATGCTACTTTGGACTCGGAACAATTCAACGCAAAAGCCAATTCAATGTCTGTAGCATCTTTAATCTTCATTTCAAAACAAGTTCGTTCCTCATCAGTAAAAGAACACTTATCACGGAAGAGGTTTAATTCATCTGTTGTAAATTCTGTTATCTTCATTTGCCCTCCCAAATAAAGCCAAGTTTCTCTGCCGTCTTTTTACCGATTGTACCTGTTTCAGATTTCAAGCCGTTGTCATGCTTGAAGTTTTTACTTGCGATTTCAGTATTCTTACCGAATACACCATCAATAGTTCCGGGATTATATCCATGTGCTTGAAGTAATAACTGTGCTTCTCTTACATCTTCACCACGCATATACGGGTCTGTAAGTTTTAATTCTCTTGTAAGTATAGGCTTTTTAGGCTCGATGATATACCAATTAGGTCTTGTTGCATACTTCCACTTACGTTTTGCAATGGTTGTTTCTACAACACCCTCGTCATGGTTCATACATTCTACTGCTGAAGTTTCACTGACTGCATATCCTACATGCCACTTATTGTCAGCATCACCCTCAAAAACATAATCACCATTTCGTACTTCTGACAACGGTATTTCTTTACCATTCTTTTTAGTGAAGTGATAAAGTGCATTAGCTGTCATATCCTCGTCTATGATTCCGTTATCAAGTAAGAATTTGACCGCTAAACCACCACAATCCTCACCACGTATATCAAATATATTTACGCCCTGTAAAAGCCTTTTATGAAGTAATGTCAATACTCGCTGTGTATTATCAAAAGCCTGTTTTTGAGTATGGTTTATTAACTCCATACTTGTAAGTCTTGGTAACTGATTTACAAATAATTCACCATTACCACTGTAAACATACAAGTCTATATTGATGCGGGAGAAAAGGTAGTTGTCCCAATCTTTAAGATATATTTTCGTCATGCTCTGTCTCCTTTTCTTTCTTTCCTGATTGCGTACCAAAATAGAAAGAAACCACCATCAAGAAAACCTGTAAGAAATCCTGTCCGCTGATAGTTCCCTTGATTGATAAGTACGCAAACACACCTGTCAAAACAAACGTAACAAGGCTCTTAACGTCAATCAGTTTTGCCAGTCTTTTAAGTATCGTCATCATCATTCCCTCCTTTCAGAATAGCAAGGAAAAGCAGGGCAATCACCACCCAAAGAAGAAAAATGAGAATAATTACCATGCTTTACCTCCTAAGATAGTTTTTATTAGGTTACTCCACTAAATCCACGCCATACTTCATCAGAATATCATAGACTTCACATGGAGAATAACGTATTTCTTCGCCCAACTTAAACTTCTTCTTGTCCTTTTGTCCTACATCAATAAGTAGGTTGCGAATATATTCAGCTTTTTTCTGTCGTTTCAATCCTTTGACAGCCATTTGTACTTCAGTCCCATTCATACTTCCTCCGTTATCGTCTGCCCTGTCTTAATCACATATCCCACATGACCTTCTGGGCATTCTAAGTCTTTTAATAAAACTTCTTGAGGGAAAACTGCTACCCATCTATGAAAACATTTAAGACATATTACTTCACAAGTTTCCCACTTTTCTGATTTTGTGTATTTCCAATTATGTGTCATAGGCTTTTATTAAATATCTGATAATAAAAATGGAGATGCTCCAATAGCCCATTCAGTAAAACTTGCTTCTCTATCTGCATAAAACGCTCGTGGACCAGCACTTCTATCACCATTGCAAACATTAAACCTACTAAACATTTTTGTACCAGAACGACCATAATAAAATCCATCAGCATATCCAGTGGTTGTGCTTCCTGAATAAGGACCTGTATCAAATACAGCACCAAAATCAGGAACAAGTAATGACTTATGTGGATATACCCATCTATCGGAATAACTTGAAGTATAATCAATGCCTGTGTCAATATAACGTGAATCTGCTCCTGTCGGGTCATAAGCATATGTAGGACAAACCTTTAATCTACCAGAAACTAATATCATATAAGGGTCTCTTTGCCACTGATTATAAGTACCTAATACTATGCTATGTAATATTTTATTAAGAGAATAACCATCAGTTGTACCATAAAACTGACCACCACCCACAACAGCATTTTCTTTCATTCCATAGTTTGGCCCACTACTACTATATCCTTTAGCATTACCAATTCCAAATACAGCTTGTATATCAGAATTTTTACCAAACAAAGTTAATAAGTCTGTTATAACATTCATGATAGCACCACCGAAAAACTTTGCCTGTGAACAGAAATTAGTCATATATGTATTCTGTGTATCTGATGATTTATCCTTTGTTGGATAACCGCTTGCCAATGATACTATTTTAGGTACACCATTCTGAGTTACATCTGTTCCGTAAAACATTGGAATCCATGCACCTTTATACTCATGATTGTTTGGTCCTATAAATCCGATTGGCTTATACTCATCTGAAAGTTTTTCCATAGATATATAGACATATCTATCATTACCTTCTATGTATTCTCGTTTATAATGTTTAGGAATATAAGCAAATGCCCCACCATTATAGGATAAATCTGTTATGTCGGATGCTGTATTATCTGCTTTTTTCGTATAATCGTTCGGATTCAAGTAATAATCTAATGTGCCATCAGATTTAATCATAGCTGGAACATTACCTTGTATTATAGGGTGTTCTGACCATGAGCCATAATTAGCACTATGCGATGATGAGTCAATAGTTATAGGTGTATAATTTTTATTAAGTCCTATATACTCAACTCTTTGAGCAGGGTCTAAGACATCCATATGTTCTATAAAGCCCCAATACTTTATTTCAGATATTAACTTAATCCTCGCATGACCATTCCCGATTTTAGGCTTGCCACTAACAGGACTTTCGCTTGCTTCATTGATACTTTCAGTTTTTGTGCTTTCAGCACTTGAAGTAGGAACATTATAGCCAACCATCTTTTTGTTACTTACAAGGCTGTTGCCTATATATCCCGAACCTGCACCACCTGACGGGGAAACATCAACCACATAAAACTTTATGTTTTTCATTTCCCAACAGCATCTTGAAGTCATTGTGAAATAAAAAGTTTCAGTTGGATTATCCACATCAATTTTGATATGTTCCCATGTATCATCTATTGTTGGTGGCTGACGTTTTATAAGACGTAAAAAGCTAAAACTATCATAATCCAAAATCAGCATAAAATCTTGTGTTTGATAGCTTGTAGGATACGGTTTAAACTTTACATCAAACTCTATGCACCCTATATTTGACGGAATAATCGGTAAACATATCATTCCATAATCTGGGCTTGTGGCGTTCATTTCTAAATCACCATTGTTATAGGTCAGCTGAAAAGGATAACTATATGAATTGTTTGCTTGTGACCATAACACATAATCAGTTCCAATATAATTGTGAAAAGCATTATCTAAGCCACCATGCTGTCCTGTACCACCTGTGACTCGGTGCGTCATATCAGTAGTTTTAATTAACTCATCTAAAGTAAACCAAGCCATTAACTTGTTCCTCCTTTATATCCACCATACAATCCACCACCGCCACCAGATACACCTTCATCACTTTCACCCTGTCCGAAAGCATATCCCGTGGTTTGATTAGCTGAATTATCACCACTACCACTTATACCACCTGCATCTTTGCCTGTGTAAGCATCTTCGCCAACTATAATTCCACCGCCACCGCCACCGCTTACTAACAGTATGTCGGATAGATTGCTTGACAGATTTTTCAACTGTCCTGTGACTTTTGCTATGTGAGTAGCACCACCACCATTAGCTGTTATAGCTGATACAGGAGCTGGTGTGGTTATGTATTCTATAAAATCTGCTTTATTTGTGAATACAGGTATATCATCGCTTGCAAAAGTACCTTTTGTGGAAAATGTATTAAGAAGCGGTAAGATATAAGTTTCACTATTATATGTAAAAGTTCCAGTTAACTTTATATAATGACCATTTTCATCATCTATTAAATCATTTTGGGAAGTTTCTGAGCCACCATCTATGTATGTATAATTCTGCGATGAAGATACGCCAACAACAAAAGAATAATAAGAACCCCATTTACTTGATGTATTATTATAAATAGCGGAGCGACATATGGTTTTTGTGTTAACATACTCAAATGAATCCAATCCATTATCAAATCTATTTCCTCTACTTCCATTACTCCAAGTGAATGTAAATCCCATGCTCTCACCCTCCTTTCTCAATATCCCCTCTCCACCTCTTTTATTATTTGAGGGGAGGGGAGTTTAAAAATTATTTAAAACAGCATCTACTCTATTCTGCACATTAGAAGCCTCTGCTAAATTGAATTTGCTTGTATCTGACGTTATTACTTCCTCGCCGTTATTTATATCGTTTAATGTTGATAAAGGTAATAAAATCCCATTTTTACCGCTTATTGCCGGAACACTTATCCAGTTATATAATATAACTTGCTCGCTTATATATTCAAAATACGGCGTATAATCAACCGCATAGCCCGAGCCTGTCCCGTACAAGTGAAATGTCTCTAAAGCTGTCACGGGCTGCGAAGTGACTAAGCTATAGCCGCCACTTATGCCAACAAGAGTGGCATAATACCCTGTTGTACTATCGTATTGTATAGAGCCTAACTCACTATTCCCATTTACTTTTAGCATTGTTGGCTGGCTATCCCATATCATAAAACACGAAACGCCGGAAAACTCATAAATACTTACACGTTCGCGCCACCAAGCAAAAGCGGAATTATAGCCACCGCCTGGCCAGCCCGAAACCGAGCTCGTATAATGCACAAATGCGTCACAATTAACTATTGGTGCAATATCGCACTCTATACCAGTAAAATAACCGGAAGGCCCTACTATTTGCATTTAATCACCTCCATAAAATAATCATTTTATATGGATAAAACCGTTATTTTATCACGAACTCGGCAATCCTGCCGACAGCCATGTGTATATCAAACCCATTTCAGCATCAGTAGGTTCTTCTGCGTTATAAGTGTAAGTATTATCCCCGTTATCGTAGATGATAGATGGCTTTGCAACTTCATTTGTTGTATCAATAAGAAATCCAATATTGATTTTATCAATATCTGAAACGGAAGTACCCACCTGTGATGTAAATGAATAAATGGCTGTATCACTTGTGTATAGTTTGAAAAGAATTGCATTACTACTTATTTGAACGGTCATTTTATTATTTTGTCCTGACCACAATATAGCGATTTCTGAACCATCCCAAATCTTTATTCCACCACCACCATATCCATTCTGACCACCGACATTAATGTAAAGGGTTTCACCTTGTGTTAAGAATACTTCGCCCTTTGCATATGCACCATAACCACCTCTTGCAACAAGATTATTTTCAGTATCTTCTGCATCTCCACCTTGTGCTCCCCAAGTTTCAAGCTGATAAATACCAGTCTTGGGTGCGGTGAATGTTTGAATACTGCCTGTATATGCAAAGTCGTAACCTTCATTAACACCTGTCATGCAATCATCAGGGTCACTTGCAACTTCTGTTGTTCCGTCACTTGCAAAGATAACAAAGTAATAATGGCTGTTATCATCTAATCCGTCAAACGTAACACTTGTATCACTTGCACTTACATCTTTAACAACACCATCCGTCTTGCTTGCAGGAATACTTCCCTTTTTCGCAACTGCTTTGATGTAACTGTAAGTACCATCTTCCAATTCTGGTATGCTTATTGTCAATGTCACTGTTGTTCCACTTACTGTATGTGCTGAAATCAAAGGAGACATCAAAAGTTTCTGTGTATTGACACTTAATACTTTTGTGAATCTGTAATACTTTATCGGATTGTCATTATCGTCTAATGCTATATGATACGGGAAAATACCGTAATAGTACTTTTTATTTTCCTCAATCGTATCATCAACAAAAGGTGTTTCGCTGTATTCATTTCTTGTCGTGCTTGTAACAAGTATAGTACAGTTATCCCAAGGATGAACAGGAGGACTTCCTTCACTCCTTACAACAATCGTTCCTGCCCATGTACAAGGAACGGGTTTAAAGTTTGTAATATCAGAAGGGTCAGTCCATGTTATTTCTACTTGATGTGTTCCGCCTGACCTTACATATTCAAGATTTACAGTAGGTTCCTGTAAAAGTCTTATACCAATGTTTCTGCAATATTTTATAAATTTGATTGCATCATCATCAGTAACCTCGCCCACACCGTCAGTACCGTCAACGGAATCACTACTGCTGTCTCCTTCATGCCATCTGTCATTTGTTATCTTATAACGTGGTTGCTTTCTGTCTCCCTTAGCATAATATACATCTGTAAACTCTTGTAGACCCGTAAATTCACGTTTTAGGATATAAGAGTATAAATTCTTCACGATAGGGATTTCATCATCAACTCCGTCTGTTTCCTCATCATAAGTAACATTCTCCAGATTTATACGGTCACCGACTTCATAACAAAGATTTCCTTCACATTCGCTTTCAATGGGATAATACCACATATGGGTGATTTTATCTCTGATATTTCTTGCGGCCTGCTTTATAGCATTAAGTCTACCTTCGATTCCGCTGTTATTTGTGAATACAAAACTATTTACAATGTTGTAAACACTTGGATGACTATAAGCTGAATCACCCTCATAAGCTATTCTTATATTGTTTCTATCCCATATAGCAACATAACCAATACCCCAAACATGATAATCCTCATAGATAACAGGCTTAAAGCTGTCCTCTTCTGTAATAATACGCTTAGGGTCCTGGTCATATGTTTCTAAGCTTATATATCTAAATACACCTGTTCTATCAATATGACCAAATACTCCGTTTGCTTCAAGAAGTCCTTCCATTACAAAGCCGAAAGTAATGACATCACTTTCAATGCTCTTTTCAATTTCAAAGTCATCATTTATAAGCTCAATGGTCTCTTGAGATAATGTATATTCATATCCAGCACCCTTTATACCGATAGATGTTGTTTGACTTTTAGGTGTTGTCAGCCACTCAAATATTGCATTTCTCCAATCCTCTACGGAAACAGTGGAATTTGACGCATACAGCTTATTATACAACTTAGTAATGTCGTAATCATATAAGTCCTGTAAAACGTCAAAACAAGTCAAATGGCGTGTTTCCCTGTCATCTGAATATTCATCCATCTTGACAACATACAAACCCACTTGGAAAAGTGTACTGCTGTCCTCATCAAAATAGATATATACTTTTATCTCATCATCTTTTAAGGATGTAATGCTTATATCATTAAAGATATCAATCTCAAACTTTGACGGATGCATTGAACCAAACTTCAGATTCTGGCTTTCGTTAAGTGCTTCACCAAGGGCTATTGAATCTCCGTCCATATTTGCTTCAGTCAATGTAAAATCAGCATCAGTTATTGTAGGTGCTGAATCTTCAACAGGAGTGACAGTAGCGGAAGAATTAACTATGATTAGATGTACTGTTTCATGCTCTGAAAACAGGTCTATGTAATCGTATGTATCTATCATACAAATTCCTCCTTAGTACCCTATAAGCTCCATCTCTGTAGCACTATATATGACTTTATTGCCCTCAGTCCTTAAAATTGTAAATTCAATATCAGGGATATAGAAATAGTCTGTAACATAACCGTTAATCTCCGGTATCCAGATACTTGCTTTTACTTTTTTCTGACGCTTCTTGACATAATGTAGCTGTATCAATTCCAAGATACCAAAAAGCTGAGTATTGTCCATCTGTCTGAAAGTAAATTTACAATGACCGACTTTATGCGGATATGTTGTTCTTCTAAGTTTACCAGTGCCAGCTCGCTTTGCATCCTCATCCAATACTGAGTATGTGGCTTTATAGCTTTCATACACAATAGCTCCCATTGGAATCACGTAATCCCAATCTGCTGTTTGACTTCCAGATATTGCCTTTATTTTAATCAAGTATCCTTCATAAGCCAATTATAACACACCTTCTTTCTATTTACAACTACTTAAACAAGACTCTCATTGGGAAACTGCATTGAGTAGACTTTGGCTTCTTTCTGCCATACCTTGAACAATCCTTTAGGGTCTCCCTTAACATCAAATATAACTTTGACTCCCATCTTTGACACTACATTTGCAACTGCCTGTTCTATTGTTGATAAAGGAGCTTCTACGTTTGTACCGTTCGTCTGGTCTCCAACCATCGCCAAGAATGGTTTATTAGGAGGAAGTACCATACCACTTGCTCCAAAAGGAATACGACCAAACTTCTTTTTTATATTTTCAAGCTCTTCTGGTGTAAGATTTTTCCATTTCTCTCCGACATCTCCAGCAACAAGCTGATGACGCTTTGCATCCTGTACTGCCTTATTATACTCTTCCTCAGTCTCGCCATATCTTGCAAGATGCACGTTATCAAGCTCTATACCAATAAGACTGCTTACAGCATTTGCGGCATCGATTGCGGCGTTAATTAACCACTCTATTGCTGATATAATTGCATTGAATGCTCCAAAGAATATCTTCTTGAGTCCTTCCATAGCTTGTTCCATATCGCCTGAGAACACGCCAGTTATGAAATCTACTACACCACTAAGTATCTGCTTGAAATCCTTAAATAGATTTCCAAGTGAGCCTATAGTGTTCTTTATAAGCCTTGCTACAGAACGTATAGCACTCTGTAATAGTATTGTAAGAAATCCAAACAGATATTCAAGTATTGGCATAACGACTGTATCTAAGAAGTCAAACACACCTTGTAATGTATCTGAAAAATCACCATCTAAAAATTCCTGTATGTCCTCAATGATGTCTAAAAGTGCTTCTCCAAGAGTCTCAGCAATCGGCTTAATTACATTGTCAATCAACCACTCAAGCTTAGGTTCTACCCACTCTAAAAACTTAGTGATTTTGTCAAACACACTTCCCGCTAAATCGCCTAAAACAGGAAGCAATTTTTCGACTAACCACTTGCCAAGAGGAAGTAAAATGTCTTTCCAAATCTTGCGTAAAAACTTGAATATCGGCTGTAAAAATTCATGCACCTTTTCAAGTAGTCCTTTAACTGTCGTTAATAGTGGAGCTAAATCAAGGTCAACTGCCCACTCTGCTAAATCTTCTGTAATATCTGCAACAAAACTATAAATATCTGCAAATATACCGAGCAAAGCTTCAGCAATTCCATCACCGATTCCAGCTGTATTCCAAGCTTTGTCAAAAGCAGTTATAAGTCCGTTTACAAACTTTAAGATGCCTTCAAGCCGTCTCTGCATTGCTCCGAGTATCTTTTCGCCAGCACCATTTTCCCATGCTTTCTTGAATGATGCACCAATATCCTTAATAAGCTTCAGCGCATTTTCAAGAGTCTTAAAAAGCTGATTATCCGCAAGACTTACTGTATCAAAGTATTTCTTAGCATAATGTACAGTATCTTTAGTGAGTCCTACGCCGTTCTTCTGCTGAGATATTACATTCAGTTTATCAAATCCGGCAAGTGAACCGCTCGCTTCTTCCACGCTCTTTGCATAGTCTACATAATCTACAGATGCTTCATAGATGTAATTCTGTCCCGCAAGCATAGCAAAAAGCTGTGCCATCTTGTTCATCAATTCAGTAACCTTCTGAATCGCTAATGTAATTGCAGGCGCAAAAGCCTGTATAAATGGCTGTACAAGTGTTCCAACTGAAGCTTTCAAGCCCTTAAATGCTGTAACGATATCCGATACAGCTTTGTTCATCTCAGGTATCTCTTGTACCATTACTTTGATTGCTTCTTTTGCTACACTTCGCAAGCGTCTGAATAAAAAATACAAACTCCTGATACCAAGCGTGTATTTAAGCAAAGTCATAAGACCACGCTTCATTGACTTGCCTAAATCGTCTGTGTGTCTGCTACTGCTTCTTGAATGCTTGGATAATAAACTAAGAGGATTAATCATGCGTAAAAGAGTTCTGGTTAATCCTGCCATAGCTGACGCTGTTGCTTTTGAAGCTTTTCCAAGACTTGCCAATGACAGCTTGTGTGATTCTTCCTCTTTAGTTGCTTCTTGTGCAAGCTGTATTTCTTCACCAAGCGTTAAATCAAGCTTTTCCTCATCATCGATGACCTGCTCGGCTCCCATATGTGTCTCTGCATACTTCTCTTTAAGTATATTGGCAGCCTGTACTGCTTGCATTAATGATGCGGCTTTATTTTTATACTCTTGAGTAGTTGTACCGCTTACAGTATCCTGACCAAGCTCTTCCATCTTTGCTATATTGCCAGATACCTTCTCATATCGTTTCTGAAGTCTTTCCAGCTCTTCACCAAGCTCTTTATACTCAGAACCGTATTTCTCGCCTTTATTTAAAAGCTTTTTGCGCTCGGCTTCAACTTCTTCCATGCGCTTTTTTGTCTGTTCAAGTAGTTTGTTTAAAGATTCATAACGCTCCGTAGGTATTCTTGTATCCGCAAGCTTCTGAGCTTCACCAGCAAGCTTTTCCATGCGGTTAGCGACATTAGTAAGATTCTTGATATAAGACAAAGTTTTAGCATCAAGCTTACTCATATCGATATTGGATAAAATACGTTTAAGCTCATTGCCTAACTGTTTTGCATCTTTTAAAGCCGTGTCAAAGTTAAGACCTACTGGTATTTTTACACTTCCATCGGGCATAGTTATTGACCTCCCGTATTCCAATTTGCAAGAACCTCATCAAGAAATTCCTGCTCCTCTTTCGTAAAATTATCATTACGCTTGAAAAGTTCGGGATTGCTATTAACATACTCCTGCTCATACTTCTCAAGCTTTTTACCTTTAATTATTTTTCTGCGTATATTAACTACAGTGGCTAATGTACATTCGCCTATCGCCATATAATAAGACATGAATGTCCACCAATGTAGATATTTTTCAGCTCTTATCTCTTTACCAGCAACATTGTTAATCGCTGATATTATCATTAATGCGTCTTTGTCCCAATCAATAACTTTTGCTTCCGCTTTTAAGCCTGGTGTTTCTTCTTGACCACAATTAAAAAAGGAGAACATTTGCTTGACTGCCTCTTCTATGTCGCCAAGCTGTTGAATGTCATTGATATCATTCAACCCATCATAGAATACCACTAAACAAGCCAATATTCTCTCATCTTCTTCAAGCTCTGCATCCTGTAATAATCTAAAGCAGTCCAGAACCATACGGAAGTCTCCGTCCCTCCGTATGGCGTGGGCTGTATTATTGAGTATCACAGAAGTTGGTAACTCATACTCAAACATGGTTATTTATTCCCATTCTTGACATAAGCGGGAAGCTTTTTATCGATACGGGACTTTAAAGCATAATACTCTTTGTTAATATTATTTTCATAAAGCTTTGTGAGTGCGTTGATGATGTGTTCAAAACGTAACTCACCATCAATTACATCAAACATATATCCGCTTACTTCGGGAGCGCATACTTCAGATACTGGAGCACTGAATATATAGTCCATGATGTTTCGCATCTTTAAGTCCATCTCTTTCATTACATCTAAGAATTTTGAGATGTCCTCACCACTCTCATCAACAGGCTCCTCTGACTCGGCTGTATCACCCATCTTTGTTTTAAGCTCTGCAAACGTATCATATAACTGCTTCAAACCGTCCTGCATACGATTGTAAACGCCAAAATCTGAAAGATTAAGTGTAAAGCTTTTGTCAGGGTTACCATCGACCTGAATCTTAGTACCTTTAGTTGACGATAAATCAAGATTTAAAACCTTCTGTTCCATAATTCAATCCTCCTGTGATATCAAATGTTATTTAATTGTGTTAAAAAGTACGGAGCCTTATACTACATCAAAGACCTGATGTAGTAGTGGTAGTGCTGTCAGGTGTAAACTGAAAGTCTGAAGTAAGCTTATCTACAGTACCTGTAGTAATCTTGTTACTGAAGTAAACAGTAATAGGCATATCAGTCTTGGTATCACCACCGATGCTGTTATAAACGATTGTACAACCGGTATGCTTTTCAGCCTGATATTCTCCGTCCTGCTTCTTGAATGCTGTGATAACATAAACTGTAAAATCGCCAAGCTCTGACAGTGCGTTTCTACGTCTCTTCTCATTCAGGAACTCTGCCAAGTCATTTCCACCTGTGATGGTGAAAGGCTCGAAACTCTGCTGAGGCTGTGACTTGTTGACATCAGTGTAGTTCTCACCAAGAATATCGGTTATGGTGGAGATATCATGATTGTAATCAATCTGTGATGACTCGATACGCTGTCCGAGAATCTGTCTCTTGGGTGATACACTACCTGTTTCAGTCCACTCAGCCACAGTGATGAGAAGTTTTCTATCCGCTCTCTGACCTGTAGTCAACTCAAAACCCATTGTATTTTCCTCCTTTAAGTAATTACTTTGCTATTGTCGATATAGTCAATCTGAATAGTAAAGCTGTATTTTGCTAACGCAGGTTTCAACTGCGTGTCCACTCCGTTCAATACAGGATTATCAGTTACAACACGCATTTCCTCAATCTGACATTTACTGCCAAAATTGGGATAGACTTTAGCTTCTTCCTGTTCGCCAATCCAATCGATAATCTCCTGTATATCTGCATACTCCTGCACATTCTCATTTGTATAACCTTGAGTCTTAACGATTGCCTGATAGCTGACTGACCTATAATCAATCAGCGTAAAACTATAACGCTTCATCACACTGCCATCAATATAGGGTCTGTTGATGTTCTTATCATTGCCCATCGTGACAATCTGCTTGTTATCATCTTTTGCATTGATAAAGTTAAAGAATAAAGGATTGCTCTGTATTGCTGGGCATGTGCATAAAAAATCTATGACTGCCTTTTCTTTACTATCTGCCATAAATCTCTCTTGCCCTCCTCAACAATATATTTTCAACGTCTTTGGTAAATTCTTCACCCTGTTCCTGCATCATGACCTCATCCCAATGTGCTGTAGCTCTCGGATGCTTTTCTGTGCTGTAGTTCATTGACCTACCTGTAGGTGATTTTGGCATATTTGGTATGCTGAACCATCCGACAATTACACCATTTTCAAATATCGGGATATTAGGTCCGTAGACATTACCCTCATACAGATAATGTGCATACGGAACAGCTTCATTTCCCCATTGTACGTATTCTGGAGTTATCTGCGCAAATGCTGATTGTGAAAGGGCGCCTTCGTCCATAGGAACATACGGGTCACATCGCTTTGCAAAAGCTGTATGAATTTCAAGCATAGTTGCATCATCAACAATATCCTGTAACTGCTGTAATATTATGTTGCTGATATCAACTGATACTGACATGTCATACTCCCTGCGCTCTGTAATGCGGAAGTCCTCGACCGGGCCCAACATTTACTGCGGCGACTTCAATCTCAAAACAACCCTGCAATTCTTTGTACTTCTCAATCACATCAGATGAGCGATGTCCAGAAACATATTCATTGATAGTATCATCAACTTCGCCTTTAATGATGATATCTCCCTGTCCAAGTGTAAAAAATTGAGCTTTAACATCAGCAGGAAGATTTATCCATACGCCTTTTTCTTTGAAGCTGTCAGACTCGCGTATTCTACATACTGTACTGTTTGTCTCAAGAACTGTATCTCTGATTGTTATTTTATCATGTACATACTTCCAAAAACAACCATTAACAACATGCTTATACCATGTGACCAGCTGTGTGACTGCATCTGTGTGCTTGTTGTAGATTGTAACAGTGGTATCCCACCAAACAGGATATTTACTCATTCGGATATACTCCTCTATAAAGCACTTTCTGTCCAAGACTATTCTTGACAGCTGAAAGATACTGGTCGACTATCTGCTTTATCTGCGCCTTACTGTTATCGACCACATCTTTCGCGCTTAATACATTATAGCTTACAGATACACCATCGTTAGACTGACTCGCGATTCCAGCGCCTTCTGAATTGTTCTGCGCTGATGCTGTATCAAGCCCATTGACCTGCTGTTGTGCTACAATGTACTGAATAATCTTGTAAACACATCTCTTTACAGCTTCAGGATATTCGTTTTCATTCTGAAGCCTGTTAAATGTGTACCAATCAACAACGGAAGAAGCTTCAAACTCTAAATCATTAAAGGTGGTCTCATCAGCTGTTCCACCATAATTCTGATATTCAAGATATGTCAGATACATTGACTACACCACCTTCCAATTATTTTGCTTTCTTAGTTCTCTTAGATGCAGGTTTCTCGACTTCAGCTGTGGCTTCGGTCTCTACAACTGACTTCGAAGTTGGAGCATTAAGCTCCGCATTTTCAGCTTTGAGCTTTGCATTTTCAGCTTTAAGCTCTGCTATCTGCTTCTTTAAATCAGCGATTTCTGCCACATGCTTATCATATGCAAACTTTAATGAGTTAGGGTCGTTCGGAACATGCTCTTTAATCACGTTTCCAAGCGAATCCACGACATCATAGCCCTTAGACATATATTTGTCTACTGCATCCACAGGAACGTCTAAATAGACGTTCCTGCGCTTTACTGTAACTGTCTTAGCGTCTGTCATAACTGACTCCTTATATCAACTATCATTCAGTTGTTTCTGTGGTCTCGGTAGTCTCAGTTGTCTCTGTAGTGCCGGTTGTGCCAGCATCAGTGATATTGAACTGAATTGCATCCGACTTCTTGTTAAGAATGAATGCATCCTCGAATGACTCCTCGTAGTAAACATACTTGCCTTCTGACATTGCTGAAGGAGCATCAAGTCTTGAGAAGGTGTAGCTTACGGGTGTGATAACTGCAAGCGGATGAACAAGGAACATGTTAATCTGCTTTGCACCAGGTGCTACTTCCCAACCTGTAGTAAACTTATAAGCTGTTTTCATAAGTGTTGAAGGAACACCAATGATTTCAACTTCATCAAGTCTGTTTACTCTACGGTCGATTGCGTTAGGTCCTGAAGTGATGTCCATTGAACGTGAAATCTTATCAGCATTGCCGATGAGCTTCTTAACTTCATTGGTTACATACAGGATACGACCTGTAGGAGGTACCATTGCATTGTCCATCTTCAGCATTAAGTCATCAAATACATTGAGGACATTCTGAAGAGTAAGAACTGTGGTATCAGGAGTATGAGTCTCCTGAGTACGAGGATTCTTTGTCTCAAGCCAATCTGTGTAAATCTTGGAAATGAGGTAAGCATCCATTTCGGGGAACTTCTGTTCGCTGTTGAATACGTTTGTGATGTTTGAAATGGTAGCTACCATGTTTGTCTGGTCAATGTCCATAGGATGAACAAGTGTTGACCACTTTCTCTGATTCTCAAGGGTCTTTGCTTCCCATGCATTGTCGTAATTACGCTGTGCAAATGCTACGGTATCTCTGTCAGCATTAACACGACCGGAAGTTGAAATGCTGGGAATCTCGATAGTCTTAGCATTTACCCAACGATATCTACCATTGTTAGGTGTGCTGTAGAGCTTACCAAAGTTGAGGACGTAAGGCCACATCTGTGATAATGCTCTTGAATACTCGGTAGCATAATTGATGCCACCCTGTGCGGTTGTGCCATTGTTTGCGGGTGCTACATAAGGCATAGTATTTTCCTCCTATATAAAAATGATTTTACGGCATAGGTCTAATCGGCGTAAAGTGCATCGCATTTAAAAAGCCTCCAGTCGGGTCACCTGCGTTTACATCTTCAGCTCCGGGTGTAGAACCTACGAACTGCGGTTTGCTCTCAGAACCTTCATTAAACTGATTTAAGTCAATCTCAGTAATGAACGCGTCCTGATTGCTTTCGGTGTATGACTTCAAAAAGTCATCAGCACCAAGAATGGAGTCATTCTCCATCTTTAACTGCTTTGCAAGCATAGACTGTATGAAGTCTCTTTTAGCGGCCGTACTTGAGAACGTCTGTCCATCAGCATACCTATTAACTGCATACTTATAGGCCTGCTCCTGTAACTGCTTCTTATAAGCTTTTGAATCCTCATCATACTTAGACTGTAAAGTCTGAAGCTGTGTGGTAAGCTCGGCAAGCTTTGTAGTATCTGCGCCTGCACTCTCAAGCTGTTTCTTTAGAGTCTCCAAGTCTGTGTCGCGTGTTGAGATTGTACCTGTAAGAGTCTCAATCTCTCTTGCTTTTGACTCAAGCTCGGCATCAAACTTACTCTTGGACACATATGCGCCCTCACTCAAATCAGCAAACTTAGCATTGCCAGATTTCGCTAATTCGGCAAACTGTTCATAAGTCAATACGCCATTCTCTGCTTTGTCAAAAATTTCTTTGATGTTCATAAATTTCCTCCATTCTTTATGTCTGTTATTTGTAAACGCGGATTACAGTGTCCGCTGAATGTGCGTTCTTTAAACGACTTTACGCTGGTCGTATATATCAACAGGCTATTCAACCTTTTGATATCTGCTTTTCCACTGATTCCATGCGTCTTTCAAGATTGTGTACTTTCTCAATTAAGACGGGTACCTGCTCGATACCAGCACTGTGTTTTTCCACCTGTGCTGTGATATAATCAAGCTTAATATTCATCTCCGACTGATTGATTTCCAATTTATGCTCAATCTGTCTATTCGACATGATATTGGTAAAAATTATTCCAATCAACGCTAAAACACCAGTAATAATTGAGGGCAGTATGTTTTCCATAAGCGACCTCCTTTGAGAATATTTATTCTCACTTTGTAGTATAGCATCTTTTGGTGAAAAATACAAGTGGTTTTTATCATTTTACCGAAATTTTTTTGTAACCATTTACCTGTATCTTGCCAAGCTTCATAGACAATCCACAAGCTTTGGAAAACGCGCTGTATTCTGCGGTATATCTATTTATCTTGACTTGATATTTCTTAGCTAATTCCATGTCTCCTGCGCTTTGTGCGGCTATCTGACCATCTTTAGCCTGTCTTATCTTTGTTTCAAGCATTCGCTGTCGCTGTGTACATTCATACATTGTGAGATGTTTACCATTTGGAAATGTATATCCCTCTTGATTCTTCTTGAGTATTTCCTGTAACTGTTTATCTGTGTACGTCTGACCTTCAACACCTATAACTATTGATATCGCAAAGTGCCTACAGTTCAAAGTGCCTACAGCTCTTTCAAAGCCTTGATATTCTCTGCCTTGTACATCTTTGAAGTTCTCAGCGTTCTGCATCTTCTCAAATTCAGCTTTTGAATACTGGTGCCCTTGCATCTCTGCATGGTCAGGAGCGGGATTCATATGTACTGAGATTTCAACGCCATCAGCTCCAAACTCTTCACCGACTATATTCTGCATCTGCTGGTTTATAGCTCTCATTCCGTCTTGAAGATTTCGCCTGACAGCTGTATCAAGTCTCTGCGCGTATGTTCTTCCACTCTCTGTATTGTAGACTACATAACGTATACCATTCTCGCATAACTGCTTTAAAGTGTTGTGCATCGCTGTCCTGTAATCAACTCCACCAGATGCGGCCTGTACTGCTTCATCCACGATTCTTTGATATGTTCTGGCAACATTTGTTGGTATGAATCTCTTAGGATTTTTAGGGTCTCTGACCATAAAAGCCTGTGCTTTCGCGATGTTCTTATAGCTGTCTGATGTCTGACGCGCCATAGCTTCTACGCGTCTTTTCAACACTGTATTTTCATCATATGGTATATATGACTTCTTCCTAAAATCATAGAATGGCTTTGCGCTTCTGTATGCATCTTTAGCAACAAATCTTACCAGATTCTGTATATCTGCAACCTGTAAAGCTGTAAGCCTTGCAAGCTCTTCCATTATCTTCTTTGCATCTGCGCCTGTATTTCTTAGATTAATCAGTGTTTGGACATCAGAAGGTAGCACCTCGCCAACTTCTTTTATGCGCTGTGCTATCTTCTTGATTAACCAAGTGTTTATTCTCTGCTGTCGATTGATTATAGGCTCTATGAGTCTGTTTAATGCATCATCTGATAACATTTTACTCCTCTGCGTTTGTTGTGGTCGTAGTATCGATTATAGCCTTGATACTCAGCACGGGTGTTAAAAGCTCCCAATGCTTTACTTCGCTCTCCTTGATATCACTGGAAAGACTTTCAAAGCCTGTCGATTTCAAACTTACAATCTCAGTTCCCGTACTCATCTCATGAATATTGACTGTTACGCTGGGTGTGGTCAGTGTTGATAAAAGGTCTCTAAGTGTCATGAATCGAATCCTCCTTTGTTTTTGTTGAAGTTATTATTATCCTCGTTATTGCTTCCCATAATCATGTCGTTTTCTGCGCTCTGTATGTTCTCTTTGTCGATTTCCTGTAATGCTTCTTCAGCCTGTCTCTTTGTCTCACCAAAGTACCACATTCTGACTTCTACTTTGCTTGCAAGACCAGCATTCATGAGTGATAATCTCTTATTCAGCTCGGTATCTACATCTACCAAGATTGAATCGTCCCACTCAAATGATGCATCATAATCTCCATCGGGTGTGATGTCGTATAAATCACAGTATGCATTCATGATGTAAATCACATCACGCAAAGTATCTTCCAATGAATCCTGTATGTCTTTATTCGTCTGGAATGCTCTCTGCTTCATAGATTTAATCTCTGTTGCTGTCTTAGCTTCCATTGTAGCGTCTGAAAGACTGCCTCGTCCTAATCCTGCGACATCTTCAATCCTCATGAGTATTGCATTAAGTCCTTGTATATAAGACGAATCCCGCAACGTAGGTGCGTAGGGCTGATATGTATCGGATTCGCCCAAGTCGATGGTTCTGAAAAGCCTTGCCTGTAAGTGGTTCATGACTGTCTGTCCGCCACCCTTGCCATCTTCTCTAAACTGCATAGCATCACGGTCAATATCGATTGCCATCTCGCCTGCTTCATACTCCCACAGCATTCTTGAATATTGAAAGTCAGCATCTTTGATGAGGTCTTTTACTCTGCTGTATCCAGATACACCAAGCGGTGATGATGTATCAATCGTATTAGCTTCTGGCATTCTGAAGTATGCAAAAAGCGGTTTCTGTATATTCTTGATAGTCACTGTCTCTTTTAAGTCTTTCCATGCCGATACGCTCGACAGAGGAACTTCCTGACCTAAATCCAATCCGTTTAAATCATCTTGATTTCCTTTGTTTGTCGTAGACTTGAATGCCTTGTTGATAATGGTCACTGTGTTATTCTTCCACTTGTGATATTCAAGTCTCCTGAAAATGATGTCTTTTTCTATCTGAGTCTGTACAAAAGCGGCCTCTGTAATCTGTCCACTTGCGTCAAAAGCTAACGGGAAAAAGCTGTCTGCCTGTATAAAGTCAAATTCAATCTGCCAGTCAGTGTCTTTGCCATCTACTTCATTAGCTACAAGATACGGTTTGATAACAAGCCCGCCCTTTGCTATGCCATACTCTAACTGCTTTCTAAGCTGTTTCTTTAGCTTCTTGTATTGCTCGTTGAGATATTCAGCTCTATCAGTAGGACCAATAGCTCTGTCCTCTGTAATTGTCTTAGGCTCTAAGCTCGGCATGATATTGCCATACTCATCAGGCTCAGGCTCTTTGTATTTAGGATTAGGTCTTTCGACTTCTTCAGTAGGAGTGGTAATCTCGCTTTCAAACTCAAGCAAAGCTGTCCTTGCCTTCTCGCTTGCTATCATTGCAGGTAAGCCAAGCGATGCAATCCTCACAGGGTCCTGCGGAGTAGGTTCTTTAAGCCATGGAGCCTGATTCTTGTACATGTCAGCCCAAAGCTGTATAGCGTGTTCCATCTGCGATGACATAATAGGTGTTACGTGTAAAGTCTGTTCGATTGTCCTTGCTCCTATCATCTTCTTCAGTATCTCCTTTAATTTTGATATTATACTTGACCAAAATGCCATTTACTTCACCTCATTTTTTGCGCTCTTTGCGGTCTGATTTTGACTCTATTGTAAGTGGTACCATGTATTCAAGCTCTCCATTTGTTGACATCTGTCCCCACGTATCAATTGGTCGTAACTGCATACTTGATACTTTTGGCTCTCCACCATGCTGTGAACCCGTAGCTCCATCTTTACCATATGCAAAATTCTCAGCTATCTTTTTATCTGGTGTATATGATGTAAATACATCATCCGAAACAAGTTTTTGACCAGATGTTCCTCTATAAACTGTTATTGGCGTATATAACCAAGTCTTATAATCCATAGGTTTTTCATTTTTATCCAAACCAGTTTTATAATTGTGATATGCCACATTAAGTGATGCATTAAGTACACCTTTATTATAAAACATTTGCTCGGCAATACGGGGCTTATATGATGAGTCTCCGTTTCTAAACCAGCCTGAAATATGACTTGCTTTAATTGAGTCCGTAATTTTATCAATCGCATCATCCATCGACATTTCATGTAGATTTTTGATTTCTTCTTGACGCTTCATCTCATACCACAACTGCCGTATGGAATCCAGACCCTCATTTGCACCAAACTGCTTAAACAATCTATTAGATAGATTTTTATCTATAAACTCATCCACATCATCAGCATCTTTTAGTGGTCCTAATGACTTAATATCAAAATTATCAATCATGGAAGCATTTTTATCTTCGGCTCGTTTTTGTATCTCAGCTTGTTTCTTGCTTGCATCTATCTGCCGTTGCTTTTCGTCATTCTCTTTTTTGACCTCATTCTGACGCGCTGTAAAATTCTTGATTGCATCGTCTTTCGATTGACCTTCCATAATGGGTATATGCTGTCCATTAATTGTTATCCAAGCTTTCACTCCTGCCATGTATCTTCTCCTCAAGCTCTTTTACCAAGTCATCATCTGTCCAATACTGCGCTCTTACCGGCTCTTTACGCTTTCCACCACTTCCACCACCTAAAAGATAGTCTACATGGTCAACAAGATTCGGCATTATATTCAAGGCACAGCAATCGCGCTGAAACTCTTTTAAATACTGTCTGAATGCCCAGTCATCATTGACTCCCTTTTCCCAATACTGACGGTAAACAGGATTTCCAATGATGTATTTATTTACCCACTCAGCACACCATCTTGCCCACATGTTGGGTATTCTGATGCAAGGAAAACTAAACCACATACGCGCTCTCGGCACTGCTCCTCTCTTGTTTGCTTCATCACCATCGTAAAGCTTACTTGAGAATCCACACACAAGTCCGTTATCATACCACTCTGTTCTCTGCTTAAAATCTTTACAGATGAGAACATCATCTTGCAAATGCCAAGTGCCTCCGATATCGTTTGGACAGCTTGCAAATGCGCTCATACAAGCCCGCAAGTTGCCTTCTCCCTTACTGTCATTATACACTGTAATGTCATCTTTTGCAATACCTTGTGCCAACATTGATGGAATTAAATATTGCTCTACATACCACAGCCTTTTCGGATATGTGTGTATCATATATTTTGCCATTATTCTTCGTCCTCTTGCTTCTCTGCCACTCGATATTCTATCTCGGCTCCACAATTTGTGCATTTACAACAGTTCCCAACACCCTCACCTTCGTAACCCATCTCCTCGAATGTGAAATCACTCTGCCAAATAACTGTCCTCATGCCACAATGAAAACACTCGTACATATTATTTCCTCCTGTCTATCTCTGTTTGACTGCCTTTCCGCAACCAGTTGTAGTAATACATCAAAGCATCAAATTCCACCACTCTCAATCGTTTTGAAAACATCTGCCTATGAAACTGCACATCACTCTTGGAACGTACATTTCCAAATCTTGAATCTCCGATGCTTGTGCGTTTCCAAGCTTTATTCCATGTCGCTATCCAATACCCACCAGTTGGTAATTGTGGTCTTGCATACAGCCAATCTTTGAAAATAAAGCTGAAGCATAGAATATCTGGCTCGTTCTCTTCTCTCAGCTTTCGGTCAAGTTCTGTCAATACATATTCATGTATCCACCAGTCATCGTCATCCATGAAGAGTATGTAATCGCCTTTAGCTTCTTCAATACCTCTATTTCTCGTTGGTCCATCACAGTGATTTTCAACTATAAACACTTTGTCGGTGTATTCTCGCGCTATTGCTTCAGTGTTATCCGTACAGCTGTCACATACGATTATCAACTCGAAATCGCGAAAAATCTGCATTTTTATGCTTTCCAACGCTTTTCGGATGTGGTTTTCAGCGTTAAAAGCTGGAATTATGATGCTGAATCTTGGCTGGTATATACGCTTTGCAAGTGCTTTTATGCCCTCTTGGAATTGATGTCTTTCGTGTCTTATAGACTGTCGGTAATCGTCAAAATCTGACTTACATGTCTCATAATGCTTCAGCACTTCCCGAATCTTCTCACATATTGCTGGCAAGTTCTTGCTGTCTCTGTCAAATTTGTATTCCTCTGGTATGTTCACATCGTCTCGATATTTGGCACTGCCTTCTCTGTCTGTGATTATACAACAACCTCTGGACGCTGATTCTCTTGGCATTCTATCTTTGCCGGGATGCTCACCAAAGTCAATATACAGCTTGCTACTGTCCATCAGACTTATAATCTGTGTCTGTGTCAAGTTGCATATTGGCATAAATGTTACATCAGGCATTCGTGATATTATCTGCTCCGTAAAATCCATACCCTTTTTAGGATTATACAGTACAATATCCGAACGCTCTGTAACGCTCATATTTGACAAATAAGCTGGGTTTATATAATCACCTGTATAAATTATCTGCTTCGCATCAATACCGCTCTTTATGAGAAAATCTGACGCATAGAATGACTGTGTGAGATGCAAAATCCTATTGTATTCTTTCGGAACTGCATCTCTGCCAGTCCACTTCTTGTAGTTATCTACACTTTCCCAGAAAATAATGTTTCGGTTGTTCTTGAATCGCTCTATCTTCTTGGCCCAGATTTCTGGAAATATCAGAACTGCATCACTGTCTGGACTGTCTGTAACGATGTAATTACACCCATATGCTTTAGTATATCGCTCTGGCTGTGGATTGTTCAACTGCTTTGCGATATACCACATTTTTGCACATATATTGGCTTGCTGATTCAATTCCAAGCATAGCTGATGTAAAAGCTCTATTCCACCCGTTTCGCAACGCTCTGGACATGCTACAAACACATTGACCATATATCAATTTCCCTTTCTGTTTGCGTATTTCTGCAAGGCATATCTGACAGCATCAATGCTGTGGTTGTTTTCGTCTGGATATGCGCTTATGAAGTTGCCATCTCTGTCCTGCTCGTATTCGTACTGAGTAAATTCCTTATAGGTCTCGGGACATCTTCTTGCATCAATGTAAATATGATTTAAGCCTTGCAACCACTTTATGCCATATCGTACCGAATCTGGTCCTTTGTCAGCGCCTCGAATGAATGCTCCATAAGCTTTAAAGTCTGCGATTGATTTTTCCTCTGCGCTGTCGGCTATTACCAGCTCATCCTTGCGTACTTTCTTCAGGTCATTGTATAAAATATCGAATACAACCTGATTTCGCGTTTTTACTGTGTTGTACTCATCAAAGATGTATAAATCCAAGTGCTTGATATCAAAATGCATTCTGACATAGCGGAACGGGTCTCTTGCAAAACCCCAATCGATTCCATTGTATATCTCGCTGAACGTCTGCCACATCGGCACTTTTTTGTCCTCAATTCCCATGCCGTTGTAATGAGGTACAAGCTTAGTCATATCCAAATCGCAAGCATTCGGAAATACATCTCCACCTGTTCCTACAGGAACTCCCATGTATTCATGCTCATACGCTCTCGGATTCTTCTCTTTCAGCTCGTTTGCTTCTTCAAGAAACTCTGGTCCTAACCAGCTCTTAGGCACTTGTAAATATGTGGTTCTTACTACCAGTGTAGACTTTTGAGGTCTCAGCTCGTATCCTTCTACAAACTCATTAGCCCAATTATTCTTTGAGATAGGCGGGTTAAACGTTCTGAAATCCCAAAACAGCTCGCCACCACGCTTTGTAGACTGTGTTACTTTTCTAAGCTCGCGCTCGCCCGCGAATTGGTCAAGCTCCTCGAACCAGTCTATACCGATGTATCCGAATGCCGGCTTTATTGATTTTACTTTGTCTGGGTCATCAAGTCCCATGAAGTAGATTTTCTGACCTGTTGGTATGTACTCGATTGGTGTTGAATAGTTTTTAGATATCTTAAATAAATCTTGCAATCCAAGCTGATAGATTCCCCAAACTACCTGTGGGAATATCGATGTCTGAATCGTATTGGCTATCTTTCTAAAACAGACTGCATGTATATTTGGGTATGCTGTGATTAACAGCGGTATCGCTATTCCACCAACAAATGATGACTTTGTACTTCCTCGTCCTCCCGGAAATATGTACCTGCTATGTCGATGGTCAAGTATATCTTCTAAAACATCAAAAAAGTCAGGTATAATACAGTCACGGAGAGGGATATTAATTTGTGGCATATCTGACTGCATCCTTTCCTGTAAAATCAGCAAAAAGCAGGTTGGTAGCCTGCTTAGATGTTATACTGTTTTTTAAGTTTTAAAACGTCCTGCATATAATCATCAATTTGCTTTTCGTTAAGCGTGAACTCGCCAGATGACTCGCTGAAGCGTTTCCATGATGCTTGGTCTTTTATGCTTAGACCTTTTCCAGCTTTGCTCTCTGCTGTGAGTCTCAGATTTCTGCCAGCATTGTCATATACTTTAAGTGAATCAACAACACCAGACAGCTTTTGTACCGCGTCATATGCTTTTCTATGTGCGGCTGTCAGCTGATGCAATGGAACAAGTCTTTTTTGCTTCACAAATCTGTCCAAGCTATTCTGTCTTACCGTTTTGAAATCGCTGTAAACAAATGACACCTCGGTCTTGTAACCAGCTTTCTTTGCGGCATCTAAAAGCTTATAAACTCCACTGCCTGTAGCTGTACCGTCATACAGTGTCGGATAGTTGTTCTGTAAAGCTGTGTTGTATATCTGCTTTGCAAGTGCTGAAGATTCCTCATGATAATACGCTGTGAGTCTTTCGTCCATCTCTTTTCCATCAGCTTTAGCAAGTGCTTTTTTGATATCATCAGGGTCAATCAGCATCGGGTTTTTATTCTGTGAGTAAAAATCTCCAATATTCTTACTGAATACACCCTTACCAGATGCGGCACCACCACCCGTAAACATAGCGACTTTTTCCTCACCTGGCGCATACGGCTTATGGTCTTTGAAATAGTTTTCCATAATCTGTCTGTGTACTTTAGCACGTTCAGGAGATAGATTGCCATTTTTATCAAGATGGTCAGCAAATGATTGTTCACCAGCGTTTCCTGCTTCTGATGTGTCTATCTTATCAACTTCCTTGCCCTTAAACATCATCTTGCCATTGCTCATTGTGACTTTATCGCCTTTTGCCAATTCATCTCTGTATTTGGACTCATTATTAAGCTTTTCCGCGTCTGTTTTGTTCTTAGCTATATCTTTATCTTTCTTATGTGCATCTAAGCTGTTTCCTGTCATTTTAGAGCTATTGGAAGCTGTATTTGACTTGTTGCTCTGCGTAGACTTCTTTCCTGTTGCTTCCGCTACTCTGTTTTTGATGTCTGCGTCAGTATCACCAGCATATATCGGAATATGTTTTCCACCCTTTAGTGTTATCCATCTTTCGGGTTCGCGCTCTTTTGCCATGATGCTCTCCTCTCACATTAATCCATATTGTATCGCTGAAGCTGTCTCATATAATGCCAGATTGTAATACTTAAACTCTGCATCATTCTTGAACGCTGACCTTTCACGTGCCTGTTTCTTTGATGTGACATCACTATTGGCCATATTGCTTATCTGTGTCAATCTATCAGCATCTACCTGCTTTGCGTCTGCATCAGTAAACTCTGCGCCTTTGGCTTTACTCTTGTAATATGCTATCTCTTTATCGTTCAGTTTCGCCATTGCTCTTCCTCCAATCAAGCTTTATTGTCATGACGTTATCAGGTACACCCTTAACTCTGTTGTCTATGTCTACTGTCCTCTTTGCAAGCTCCTGACCAGCTTTTATTCTGTCTGCTAATGTCGCATCAAGTCCAAATTGGTCTTTGATTTCGCCATTCATCACCTTGGTCAAAAACTTCATAACGTCTGCGGCTGTCGCGATTGCATGTTCCTCTTTCTTGGCATTGAGTCGGTCGATTTCCTTTTTCACCTTCTCCAGTGTCAACAAACGCGATGCTTGCTTACACGCTGTTGTTTCCTTATACCCTGCTCTTATGGCTGACTGCTGTCCATTGCTTGTTTCTGCGTAATAGATACAGAATAATTTCTGCTGTTGGTTAAGTACATCTGGACAGTTTCTTTTCTGCTTGAATCCTTTTTGTCTCTGTACTCTTGGTTTCTTTTCTTTCTTTAGTTCTTCTGTTTTCTTTTCTGCTTTTGCTTTATTTTCTCTCTGCTTTTTTTCTTCTTCCTGTTTGTATGTATCTTGTAATAGTTTTAATGTACTTCTATGTGTTGTTTTGGAGCTTTTCGATGTGCTTTTCTTTTTTATGGATTTTCCCGCCGATTTTTTTGTTTTCTTCTTCTCAGTGTCTTTATCCATTGTATCAGCTCCTTTTTATTAATACATCATATCTAAACAGCTTGCTGTTGCCTGTGGCATATATGCAGGTATATTTCTTTTACTGAATCCGTCATAATGCTTTTTTAACAGGCTGTCTACATCTGGTTGCTTAAAATAGGTATCTGTCTCTGCATCAGTATAATTACCGCACTGCTTAAAATATGTCTTTACCGACTGTGTATACTCCTGTAATGTCATCTTTAAACCCTCCAACTATTTTATGAATTTATCTCTATACTTCATTGCATCATCATATCCATTTTCACCCGTAAAGGGCTTATTATTATTCTTAAACTCTTCAAGGTCTGTATTCTTTACTTTACCAATACCAACATATCGGTAAAATACTACATCTTCACGACCACATCCGCTTTCTTTCCATCCTTTTGGCGCATATTTCTCATTGAACTTTGTATAACTTACAGGCTCAAATCCACAGCTTACATAAAATTCATGATTACCATCAAAACTATCAAGCTTTCTGCCTCCAAGTTTTACTGCTTCAGCCATCAGCTCTCTGCCTTTCATTTTATCATTGGTATTCTTGCATAGGCTGATTATATCACCATTTCTGTCTACTGCTACTGTAGAACCACCTTTACTGACATAACATGCACAACCACGTGCTTTATAATCCTCTATTGTATGTGTATCATCTACTCTCCACTTATCAGCAATAGGACGGCTCTCTTTAGCAGTTACTAATGATTTATTAAATGATGCTGGGTTAACTGTCTGTAAAGCTTTTGTGGTATTTTCTGATTGCTTCGCATTATCTGCTTCTTTCTGATTTCTTGCTATCTGCTGGTCTTTCTCATCTTCATTTTTGGCGATGCTCTTCTGGTCATCTGATTGCTTGGTCGCTGTCTTTTTATCAACTGTTTTGTCTGATACTGTCTTTGTCTTGCTCTGCTTTCCTACAAAGCTCTTTACTGCATCAGCTTTAGACTGACCTTTCATGATAGGGACTCTGTTACCGTTTACAGTTATCCACTGTTCTATCTCTTTAGACATATCATTCTACCTCTTCCAAATCTTCTTCTCCTACTGCGTAGACTTCATCCAAATCTGACATCACTCCCCACGCGTCAAGCTCTCTGTCATATCCGCGTACTTCATAAATCTTACCTTTTTCAAAAGCTCCATTAGTCTCTCCGATGTACTTAGCTTTACTTCCTTTGTGTAACATTTTCATCCTCACTTTCTGTCCTCAAGATTCTTCTCATGAATCTTGATAAATGCTTCACGAACATATCCATCTTTACCCTGTACCCAATGTACTTCTCTATCTAACACTTTAGAGCCGTTTGTTATCTTAGCGAATCCAGCACAATGTTGCCAATCTTCGGGATTTTTGCCGCTCTCTGGATATCTCTTTGCGTACTTCTCTGCATCTCTGAATACTTTGGAACAACCTTTACCCGCAAATACATAAGCACCTGTAATACTTGTGCCTTCTTTAAATCTAAACCGCTCTTTTGTCTTGAGATGCAAGACATCAGAAAACTTGTTAGCATCTTTGGCAGGTATATCGCTGAGACGTAAACGCTTAGGCGGTTCTTGTTTATTTCTCTTATCTGCTTCAGCTTTACTCTTTGACATCTGACTGTTTTTTCTTCTGTCATCTTCCATCATCTTGGTAAATCTGCCAACAGCGTCATCTTTTGACTCGCCCTCATATATTGGTACATGATGTCCGTTGACTGTTATCCACTCTATTATGTTTTTCATGTCATCGTTCCTCAATCTTAACTAAGCTATAATCAATGTTTTTCCTCTCCTTGATTATTTCCCATTCTGCATTATCTGTTGGTATTTCCTGACCTTGAATGTAACACCAGATATCACGTAAAAAGAATACTATCTGAATCATTGATGTGGACTCAAAAAGCTTCTCTTTCTTGTGCTTAGTCTCAGTATCTAACGATTGACAGATTTTGTATATAGTGATTGGTCGATTTTGGTCTTTACTGAAAAACTGCGATTTCTCATAGAGGATTCTTCCTCCACTTTGATTTATCGCGTTTTGTAGCTTGTGTATCATCACACGATTAGAAGCAGGCATATCTCACCTCCTGCAAAAACCTATATTCATCTACAATTCATTATATAACAAAATCAAGAAAAAGTAAACAACTTTTTTTGTCGCTTACTCTTTTTTATTTTCTCCCAACATATCTTGCCATATCCTCGCTGTCTATATTCAAGCCTTTTCAACTTTTTACCACATCGCTTACAGACTTTATACAGCTCCACTCTTGATATCTCTATCATGATATCACCTCACTCATAACAGAATAATTCTGGTTTATCTCCTTTTACTTTGATGGTCAAATATACACTTGAACCGTTTTTACCTTGTCCTTGATATACTACATTTTTTGGACATACCCATTTAGTTCCATATATCAGTAGGTATTTTGCTAATAACACTGTTCGTTCTTTTGCTTGCCGTGTTTTAAATCCTTTACGTGTTACACTTGCATACTGACCTTTTGCAAGTATGACTTTCTCTATTGTATCACCACTCCATCTTGGTGAATTTACTCGATTTATTACAACTGCACCTGTCAATAGTAATCGTATCATATCTTGCAACTCACTATAACCACCAGGATTTTCATTCTCTATCGCCATAGTTCCTGATAAGTGTTGAAGTGCTGTAGCATTTACATCTCCTAATTGTGATGGTGAAGTTATCACGCCTTTAAGTATCAGCACTAAGACTATAGGTGCTATACACTGCATCCGTATATAGTTTATCATGTATTCTCCTCATGCTGTTATTGTTTGCTTTGTGCTTATGCCTAACAAATAGTCTGTGCTGATATTCAGCACCACTGCTAATCTTGCTAATACTAAAGCACTTGGTGTTA